CTAACGGTGCGGCTCGGACACCGTCATAGTAAATACCAGCGGCGTGTCGCCGCAGTTAGCATACTGATGGGCGTTATCTGTTCTGGCGACCGCCGAACATCCCTGAGCCACCATTAACTCGCAGACGGCGGTTTTGAGTGCCAAAATGCCCTTTTCAACGTGCAGCAGCTCAACGGTACCGGCTGGATGCCCCGATGAAGAGAAAACTTCCCCAGGAAACATCTCCCAACGCCACAGCTCCACCATATCCGGGCCGCTACTCCCGGCCAGTAAACGCGCAGAACCGCCCTTTTCACCCTGCCACAGCACAGGGATCTCATCGCCTGTAATTAACCATGCATCAGGCGCACGGGTAACGTTAACGATATCTGCCACGGATAAACCGAGCGCGGCGGCAATTTTACACAGGATGGCAATGCTGGGATTCGCGCTGCCCTTTTCGATTTCAACCAGCATACCTTTACTGACCCCGGCCCGGCGGGATAACGCATCCAGCGACAGTTTCTGCTGTTTACGCCAGGCTTTGATACTGGAAGAGACGGCGGCGCTGACGCTATCAATATCCGCCCCGGCACTAGTCATTTTATTGACTTTTTTAGTCATCGGTCACTACTATAGGATAAATTAGTCAATCAGGGATTATGTTATGTTTTCTGTTTCGCCGTCAATTGACCCGGCTATTGCACGTCTTGCGCCAGGCTTCCGGGCGCTAAGCATCGTCGTTCAGGCTGCACCAATAGCGCATCCTGAGATTGCCGGAGAGGCATTAAGGCTGGCCTGTGAATCTGTTATGGCAAACGAAGCGCCGTGGGCAGAAGCTCACCTTAACGCATGGAATGAGGTTTTTCGCGCGTTCGGCGCTAAGCCAAAGCGTACGCCCTGCTCGGCTGATGCCCTGCGTAAGCGAGTGCTGCGCGATGGCACCATGCCCGCCATCGATCCGGTTGTCGATCTGTATAACGCTATCAGCATTCGTTACGCCATTCCGGTAGGCGGGGAAAATTTCGCAGCCTATGCAGGCGAACCGCGACTTACCATAGCGGATGGTACCGAACTATTCGATACGACAAAGGAAGGCCAGCCGACAGATGAATCGCCGGAACCGGGAGAAGTTATCTGGCGTGACGATCGGGGCGTAACCTGTCGCCGCTGGAACTGGCGTCAGGGAATACGAACCCGACTTAGTGCTGAAGCCAGCCAGATGTGGTTTATTCTGGAAAGTCTGCCCGCAATGCCGCTGGAGGCGTTACAACAGGCAGGCGACGAGTTAGTTTGTGGTATTCAGCAGATGATGCCCGGTGCACAGGCAACTCAAAAACTTATTGGCTTTGATTTATCCTGACTTGTAGACTTTAAATATCAGCCCGCTAAAAAATATTCATTGGCGGGTTTTCCTTTTCCTGTATTTGCTCCCACCTGTAAAAATACGCCTGGTTTTTATTGTAAATAAATAAGGCTTTAGTCGTGAATACCACAAAAGAGAGCAACTCTGTAGACTATTCCCGGCTTAGCTTTAATTACACTTTTTATACGCTTTGATATAGTGGCTTAAAACCTGTCCATGCCAGAGTGTTGTTTTTCTAAACAATGAATAAAAAAACAACGGCTCACCTGTAATTATTTAAAATGAAAACTTTTATTATCAATTTAGAAGAAGAAGTAGAGCGTAAAGAAAAAATAACAAATCAATGTAAACAACACGACATTGATTATCATCTTATTAAAGCTGTTAACGGCAAGAAGCTACCGCAAGAGGTCATTTCTGCGGTGACAGCGGACTATCCTGCCTGCGGCTTAACGCTGGGTGAAATAGGATGTGCGCTAAGCCATTTAACCATCTATGCTAAAATAATTAACGAAAACCTTAACTGTGCCCTGATTCTTGAGGATGACGCAACCTTTAAGACAGACTTACATGCGTATCTCAGTAAAATTGAAGCTTCTATCAGTAACAGTAAACCGGAAATTTATATTTTAACTGCCGCTGACACGTATAATAAATCCATTACCCGTCGTTTCAGCAAACAACTAACCTTTTATCGTCTGGTTTATGGTAGTTGTGCACACGGCTATGTTATAAATAAAACTGCCGCCCTGGCGCTGCGTAAATATAATCTACCTGTCCGATTCGAAGCCGACAGATGGACTATTTTTCGCGATCTTGGTGGTATTCATATCTGGTGTCTTGATAAAGAAATCATTAGCACAACAGATCCAGATAAGAATAACTCTGCGCTGGAGAAAGAGAGAACTGAAAGATCGTTACTACGCAGAAAAGTAATAAATAAATTAAAAAGAGAAACGAAATGGTATCAGCTGAAAAGAATTAAAAACGTATTAATTAATAAAATTAGTGGCAAAAAAATAGTGCACCGAGCAGGATAGCGGTTAAATAAAGTCGACTATTATAGGTTTCTGGTATTTACTTTTAAAGTACGTTGAGAAGGCCGATCTTGCAGATTTATCTTAATTACATACTGTTTGCAATCAGGTTTTTGACAACGTTTTTTTACAAATATGTTTGCCCGCTACTCCTTTCAACATACAAAAAAAGATACGCCTTATATTTTTATGTTAAAAAACAAAAAATTATGACGATAAAAGCAAAAAAATGATGTAACCAAAACCATCAATAACTGACCGTTTGTTGACGCTATATCCATATTAACGAAGCAAAAACATCCCTTCTCACCGCATCGGTAGCCAGGCTCCAATTGATTGATTTTATTTCTGCTAGACTTTACTTACTCACTATGCCAAAGGAGAAAAAAATGCTGGGTAAAGTTGAAGATAAAGTGCGTGAAGGTGCGGGCAAGGCGCAGGAAGTTTACGGGCGCGCAACCGACAGCTATAGCGATCAGGCTGAAGGTACAGCGCGTAAGTACGCTAATCAGGCAAGCTACGCGGTAAGGGATGCTGCCGATACGGTAAGAGATCAGGTTTCTTCAAACCCTCTTGGTGGATTAGCGATTGCCGCCGCCGCAGGCATCGTGCTGGGCTATCTGTTAGGCCGTAAATAATCTGTCTTGGAGCTGGCAGGATTTCCTGTCAGCTTCAGTCAGGCTAAGTCAATCCTGTTATGGTTAAAAAATAAAGTCAGAAAAATATTTTTGGTTATTTTATATGTCATCAAAAATAAATTTGAGTAATTTTTAAGCTATTATTACTAATAAAAGTATAGTAACCAGTGATATTTTTGTATAAACCTGTCTGTGAGTTTTATTCCTGTAAACTATTAAAGGTAATAAGCTATGTCTAAAAGCAAAGGTTCATCGGGCAACTCCGGCCAAAGCAACGGTTCCAAAGGAAGCAATCCAAACTGGCCCAGCAAAACCGGTAATCCATCCGGTGATGGCAGGGGCAATGCACCTCCCAGGAAAAAATAAGTGTCGGGTATTTACTGTATAATATAAGGCTGATAAAAAATTTATCAGCCTTATTTATCAAATGCAGGGTACAGAAAAAATCGTTTATCGAGCGGATTAACCATCGTTCTCTACTCGCTTCTGTTTGAGCTGTATTGTCAGATAATTCAGCTCAATTTCCTGGCGAGCCATACCTTTATTTTCAAGTCAATGTAACAGTCGTCTGGTTTTAGGGTCCAGCCACAATGCGCCGTTAACAGCTTTGCTGAGCCATAAATCATAGAAAATGACGGCAAAATACCTCGATTCACGGGATGGCAGTTATACGAGGATTAGCATTCCGCGATAAAGACCGAATATCAAAATTCGTGTAATTTTCGTGTATTTTCGTGCATACTGTGCATAACTTATTGATTTTAAAGAAGAATAAAAAAAGACCGAATACGAATCCTTTATACATTAAAACCGAAAAAATGTACTAAGTTTCAGTTACTTGCAAAACAAAGCGTTTAAATAATGAACAAAAATACTTACTTTTACGCGCCTTTATATTCAAACGCTTACCATTTTTTTCGTTAATCCTCGTGTAAATTTCGTGCGTTATTCAGCGCATTTTCCTGGCGGCTATGTTGATGAGCTATCCAACAGATCGAGCGCCAGCTCAGCGGCTAAATCAGGCTCTGCTGCATACTGCTCTGTGATTACCGCCGCCAACGCCTCATTGCTGACTGGCCTGCCTGCCGCCAGCAGCGCATACACCGCATCCCCCAGCACATCCCGCACTGCCTCACCTGCCTGCTCACTAAATCCATTCATAGTTAGTTCCTTCCTGTTGGTAGTGCCAACAAAATACACTCAGAATAGGACGATGCCAGCACGGCATGCTGGAATTGCGAGGCGTCTCGACGTTTAAACTTCTGGCTCAGGGGGTGCAGATGGCGTGATTTTTTCCCCACCGCTCAGCGGCACCCAGCCGCTGCCCGGCGCGCCGCCGGCTGCTACATACTGCGCTGTTTCGGTGCTTATCACCCTTCCAGGCCATTTGTGTTTCACGTTGAGTGGCGAATTGATATCAGTTAGCGATTCCTCCGTATACACAAAATCCACGGTCAGCGCGTTGCCGTCAAAAAACCAGTCATTTAGCCCTATTACACCCGTTGTTTTTAAATCAACTCGTACCGGCAGCGGAACATTACTGTTGCTGGAGCAGCCAGTGATTTTTATTGATTTCGTATTTTCTGTTTGCACAGAATATTTTTTAGCATCAAACGAGCAGTTCTGAAAAAATAACTGGTCCATATTGAACAAATGAAATGCGGTGTCTCCAGCGCTCAGATATTCGCAGTTACGCGCAATCCAGCGGCCGTTGATGCCGGTATCCATTGTTACGCATTTAGACGCTGTATTAACATGTCCGTCGGTGTCATAAACGGTTGGGGTAAATCCAGTTTTACTGTTTGCACCGATAAACCTGTGCCCGTTCTCCGCCCCGTCAATTTTCACCCCCTGCATGCGTAATAATTTCGGACGCAGTAAATATGTCGCGTATTCATTTCCCGCGCAGGAAAGCGAAACGTTCAGATCAATAACATGCTCGCCGGTTTGTGTTGCGATTACGAATCCATAACCTTGGGCATCAGTAGAAAATTTTACGCTGTCATTAAAAGAAACATTTTCATTAAAATTAACTGCTGCAATCGCGCCACGAATCGGACTCCATTTTGCACCCGCTGTGCTGCCCGTATTATCCCAATAAATGCGGTTATCGGTTTTTACGTTTGTACACTGGATGACAGCTACAGCCCACCACGTTGCGCCTCCGGCTGAGATATTGTTGGTCATCAAACCGTTGGTAATACCTTCCATTACAAAATGCCTGCGGAAACTGCCGCGGGCATAGTTGCCGATCATTAGCGTATGGCAACCATCGATTTCACGCGCATTCGTCGGTTTCGAAACGGGGTATTCAGCGTGAAATGCGATTCGCGCGTCCTCGCCAAGACGACATTCCGCGTGGTTATTAGCGATAATAGAACTACTGCCCCATATAGTCACAGCATCACCGCGATCCTCGCCGTATGAGCTATCATCACGTCCCTCGCCGTCGCCTGCGCCCAAGTGATCTATAAAACGATTGCCCAAAATTTTTGTGTGCGCCGGCGCATACGTGGACGTTGCCAGCACGCCTGACAGTTGATTGATAAACGTCGAGTCGAGAACTGTGCAGTTATCTGCCCTAACCTCAACCGCGCACTGACGTCCGCCGGTTTGAGATTTTAATAACAGCGGGTTCGTAAACAGCATTTTTGCAACAATGCAACGCTCATGCGTCAGTACCAGCAGGCTTTTTTTGCTCATCGCCTCGCCTACAGGACGCAGCTCACCGATCCCTGTTGCGCTGATAACCTGCCCTGCTCCGCCCGTTTTTACCGTCCCGGCGCAATTAACAACAGTATCAAACACGATATATTTGTACGTGTTCAGCATTTTTTGTAGCGCCGCAGAGTGGTCTGTTTTTAGATCTGGAATATCGTTAGGCCCAAATCCTATTCCGCGTGATGATGTGGTCGCGCCGTGACTGTCCAGCACGTTCGCGATCGTCGTAGCGCCGTGCCCCGTGATTTCTGAACCGTCAACAGCCAGTTTTTCAGCCAATTTTTCGGTTTCTATCGCCGCTGCGGCAGCGGCATCAACAGCAGCAGCCACGGCTACCTCCCGCGCCTGTTGCGCCGCCTGCTGAGCGGCTATAACCTCCTGATGAGTGGCAATAACCTTCTGATGAGCGGCAATAACCTTCTGATGAGCGGCAATAACCTGCTCAGCATTTTTTTTCGCCGACGTACTGGCCTGTTGCGCCTGTTCTGCGGCGGCCAGTGCGGCTGCGCTATCGCTTCCCGCTGCGCTGACGCTGAGCCGCATTTTTTCGTGGATTTTTTTTATTTCTTCGTACACAACGGGATCGGTCATCAGCGGCTGGCCGTACAGCAGATAATCATTCAACGTACCTGTGGGGCTGCCTTCCTCCAAAGTGAAACCGCCCAGTTTTTCAATTCGCCCCTGTGGATATGACACGGTGACGTTGTAACCGCCGGGCAATAAATTAAATTCGTAACGTCCACTATCGTCTGTTTTTTGAGTATTAGTAATATGCCTCAGCACACTAAGTGAGTTATTAGCACTGGTAACAGTTATTGTTACATCAGGCATAGCAATGCCGTCAGGCCTTCGCAAAATACCTGAGATTTTTATTTTTCCATTCATATATAAACCATTAATAACCGGAATTAAGGATGTTGGTGTTCCCCGCACGTGAGCGGGGATAAACCGCCATTATTTATGTATAATCCTGTCCTCGTCAAAAATTGTTTAAAAAAATATGAGTTCACAGATGAATAGTAGCGTTTTTGTTATAAACTTGGCTCGTTCAACAGAGCGTAGACGTGATATAGAAAAAAATTTAAACGAATGTAAAATTAATTATCAAATCACACCAGCGGTGGATGGGGCTGCATTAACAGAACAGGAACAGAAACAGCACACCAGAGCGATTAACTATGCCATTACAAACGGCGAATTAGGTTGCGCATTGAGCCACATCAATATTTACCGTTATATCGTTGAGCATGATATAGCCTCAGCGCTTATTCTGGAAGATGATGCCTCTATCCCCCCTCACGCCAGCAACGTTATAGAAACGCTGGAACGTCAGATTGATGAAAGCAAACCCTGTATTGTTTTGCTGACAAAAACGCAAAAGTATCTGAAAAAGCCGACCCGACAAATAACGGGCGAATACGCATTGCATAAGGTGCTGGAAGCGCAAGGGACGCATGGTTATTTAATTAATAAAAAAGCGGCAGAAGCCCTGCTTGCCTTTCTCTATCCCGTCTGGCTGGTGGCTGATAAATGGAATGTTATTTATGAGTACGGTATCAGCGATATATATTCTGTGAAACCCATTCTCATTGAGACGAGCATCCATGAAAGCGACTCAACAATCCAAAAATATACAAATGAGGAGAGAGCGCAGATCGTCGAGAATAAAAGAAAAATATGGGAACAGTTAAAGAAAAAGAGATCTCTGAGGATAAAATTAAGGATATTAAAATTAAAAATTGCTAATGCATTTCGCGCCAAAGTTAAGGGGTAGTCTTCTACCCCCCTCTTGCGTATTAATTATGCAGTGCGCCACCAGCCCATTAATTTCACGTATGCGTTCGTGATATTTATTGCTGTACCAGAACCTGCGTTTCCCGTAGTCCCTGAAACGGTGTGTGAATGCGCACCGATTCCAACTGTGTGAGCGTGGGCGCCAGCGCTGTCAGTATTACCTAGCAGGGAATAATTTATCACAGACTGATTCGAGCCGCCGATTTTATATGGGTTATTACGTGATAACACGCCGCCGTGAGCGTGAGCCCCCGTATTATTCGTTGTTTTCGTCCCGTAATCAAACGAACTGGTATTACCTGAAAACGAATGATTATGCGCAGGCAAATTTGCGGTTGTTAACGTTACCGAATCGGCGCCACCGGTGGTCATAACATCACTGCCGTCAGCGCTGGCCAAACGCACCGTGCGGCTCTCCCCGATATATTTCCACGTTGTTCCCGGAAACTGCTTATTCGGGTCTTTATTCTGTGCGAACCACAGGACAATCCCGACGGGATACATACCATCAATACTGACATTTTTAGCCATATCATATGCAGCCTTGACCGCTTTCGGCGTTGCTGCCATTGTTTCATCGTCGCTGTCTGTAGCGCTGCTGAGCCTGATAATTCCGGCATTAGTCAGGCTGGCCGCAGGTACGGTATTATTAATTTTACCCTGTAGAGCATCTTCCAAGTATGTGAGTAGCGAATCACTGTCCCCATTATCGACAATATCCTGCCCGCTGTTATTCGCAATAAACTGCGCCACCACATGCGCAATAACGGATGCCTGTCGCCAGACCGTATTGAGTTCCTGCGAACGCGCGACACCGGCACTGAAACCGTTATTACGCGCTGTTAATTTCTGATACTCATCACCAGACAATACATTAGCGCCATCCGCCGTAGCGAACGGTAAAAATTCGTTTTTAGCCATTTTTTACTTCCTATAATTTTATTGACCAGCTGCCGGTATCAAACCCATCGATATAATCATTGTTCACGTCAAAACCAAATATGCCGTTGCCCCCCTCTGAATCGGTATAGTTATTCACGCGCACACCGCCCGGCTTGATATTCAGATACCCCTGCCGAAGAACGGCCTTGATAACCTCAGGGATTACGCCGCCGGTCAGATATACATCCATCGACATATTCTGGTTATCTACAAAGAAAATTTTCGCGTTGCTGTCAGGAATCACACCCTGATAGATTTCTGCCAGCATTTCACAGGAGCCATCCCAGTGATTCGCGCGAATTTTTGCGCGCAGGATCGCCCGGTAGGTTTCGTCATCCAGCTCTGTAAAGCCGCTGTCAGAATCGTAGCGCCTTTTCCAGCTGCCCTGATCCAGCCCCACACCCTCAGTATCCAGCGCAAAATACACGCCAGTAATCGGCGTTTTAACGTAGCGCGACATCCCGATCCACTCGCCCACGGCATCAAGCTGTGGCCCGTTACCGTGGTCAATACTGAACAGTGCGTTCAGTTGCCCGGCCTGAGTGGCTATGTCGATAAACGGGCGGGTTATCAGCCGGATATGTTCTGTGAATTTCGCCGCCGGGCGGTGCTGCGGCGTGATGTAATCGGTGTAATCCTTCATGATGTCACCACCAGCGAAATATCATTCTCTGAACAAATCACCGCTTCATTAAACGCAACAGCCAGGTTGCTCTCGGCCAGAGCGCCGACAGAACGCCCAATTTTGAGTGACGTAATGTCATAGGTCTGACCCTCCTCCCCTGGCAGGTTGGCAGGTGAATATAGCCGGGTCAGATAGAGAGCATCGCCGATCAGCTGCTGGTTGATATATGCGGCCACAGCGGCGCGGATTTTATCGCCCGTCAGCGTGGTGTAACCGGTGAACGCGGTCAGTGCGATCTCAACGATAACCGGCACATCCTGAGGCCGCGAAAAATGTATAATTTTTGGCATCCCGTAGGCGTCCACAACCGTAACAGACGTGTCGCCAAACGTGCCGGTACCGGGCGTTTTTTTCAGTGCTATAGCGCTGGCAATAGCATTAACATCACCGCCGTCTACAATCATCGCTATCGAATGGGCCGGGATGCCGTTGCTGTCGGTTTTGTCAGTATCGTTTTCAAAACCGCGCTGACGGGTCACGCCCGGTATCAGACTAACCGCGCCCTGGATGCCGTCGAGAACAGTACGGGACGGCAGCGCCACCGATTTTTTCTGCCGCTGGCGCAGCTCCGGATCGGTTTCTACCGGGCGTCCAGTTGTGGCCGTCGCCGGGTTAGTTACTGACTGCCAGCCCCGCGTCGGTGTTGCAATCTCGCTAATATCGCCGGGCGCGGCGGTAACAGCCCCGGGAATTGTGCAGGTTGCCGTGGCGATGGCCTGACCATGAGTATCAATAATGACCTGTTCCGGTAATCGCCAGGTGTTCCCGCTTCGGTCTCTCACCACGCCATTTTGAATAGTCGTACCAACCTGCCCGACCAGAATTACGTCAGTATTCGAATACCCGGACGCATGCCGTGATATACCGTTAATTGCCACGTTATTCGACAGTGCCGCACCGCTGCTGGTGGATGGACTGTAGCTGTTATATGCTGCGATAACAGCGTTGTTGGCGTCATGTATCGCCAGCGCATAAATGGCAATCATCTGGCCGTCTTTGCTGTCCGGGTCCAGATAGCTGTCGTCGCCGTAAATCTGCCGAAAATACATACTGAGAGTGTCGAGTATCGTCTGATAATCAGGCGCACTGATCCCGCTGGCGGTCACGGTGGCCGCCAGGCCTAATGTGTCCAGATTTAACATTATGCCTCGCTGTTGACTGAGGTTTCGCCGTACAGGGTGCTGATGCGCGCTGTAAACGTAATTCTACGCGTGTCAGGATTGCGGTTTACTGTAAATGACAATATTTCGCGGACGCCGGGTGTACTCAGAATGCGCTGGCGCAGCGCCATGTAGTAGGCATCCGTATACGGTTTACCCAGCACGGTTTGCCGCCACGGCGTGCCCGCAGTGGTATCCAGAAACCACTGACCGCGCCACAGCGCCAGCCGGGTTTTTACCGCCTGAGCAACGGCCTCCGGAGAGTTTATCAGCCATGTGTTATCGCCTTGGCCAAACGTGTAATCTCCGTTTTCATTCTCGCGTCGGTATCGCATCAACTCACCCCGTCTGTATTGCTACCGCCACGCTGAACGCCGCTATGCGTGTGGCTGTCGCTGATATTTTTCCCGTTCGATTTCAGCGTGCCAAAAAACTCAATGGCTCCGGTAATTTTTGCCGCTGTGCCCGTTGCCAGACTGCCGATCATGCCGCCCAGCCAGGTCAGCAGGCCGCTAATCGTTACCGCCTGGCTGAATGTTGCCAGCGGCGTCGTCACGTTCAGCCCGCCGGGCGCTGTTATGTTCACCGCATGGCTAACCGGGTCTATCTCAATAAACGCCAGGCCGTCATCGGTACGCAGTTGCGCCGCCGTAGTGCTGATGCCACTGATTTTTTTTGCCTGCGACTGTGGACCCACCAGCGCAAACGCATCGGACAGATCATGCTGGCGCGGATCTACCGGCTCCTGTACGCCGCCGTTCTGCCACCAGAAATCTATGCACCGGTCACCGAAAATAACCAGACATTCATCTCCGGGATTGACCGGAAAAGTCAGGGTAACGCCGCCGCCGCGCGGAAATACTACCGGCACATCCACCAGCAGCGGCAGCGGGATCGAGGTAATGTTTCCCGCCGCATCTCCCACCGCGCCTTTTATTGCTGGCTGCACAACGCAGGTTACCGCGTCGGGATCGAATGACTGGATAATACCGGGCATCGCCACGCGCAGCTGAGACGAGACAGCATGTCGGAATATTTCCAGGAGTTCGGCCTCACCGCCCGCGCGTTCTGATACTGAAACTGCCATCAGCCTGTCCTCATCATTGTCGAGCTGCTCATCAGATCCGCGCTGCCGCGCGCGATGCAAACCAGGTCCATATACCAGGGTTTTCCGCGCGTATCGCCGGTATAGGTGATATTTTTCACGATATATTCCCCGTCTGTAGAAATGCTGGCCGGTTGCGAAATACTGCCGTCAGTTTGTTGCAGCGCCCCGTTATTGACCGTGTTAATTCTGCCCGGTGCTGCGGATATATCACTGCCGGGTAACATGGTTCGATAAATCAGTTCCTGATCGAGTCGGATCAGTCCGTTTATCTGAATGGCGGGATTAATCAGGCAGCGTACGTTTACCCCGGCGCCGATTGTTTGCTGCGGCAGACCGATCAGGCCGGTGGCACTGTTCAGGACAACAGCCTCATGCACATATTTATCATCCGGCACCAGCACCAGCTGCCCGTTAACATACTGCCAGGACGCCCGGCATTGCCCCGCCAGATTATCCGCTGTATCGCGTGCCATTCCGAAAAATGTTTTGCCCCGTGGGAAGCGGACGCTGCTGAAATCCGGCGTGGCACCGCGCACGATCCCGTAGGGTTGCAGGCCTGACAGTAGCGTCTGGTGCTGTTCTGCCAACGAATGCCCGGCGGCCAGCGTGGTATTTAACGTGGCGTAGTTATACGCATCATGTGAGTCCACGGCCTGGATAATCACAAATATATCCGTCGGGCTGTCCCTGCCGGTAATCGAATACCGAATTTTGCCGGTAAAAATCAGCCCGCAATTGTCCTGATAGCCCGCTTCCAGCTGTACGCCAGTAAACTCTCCGGCCTGTATGCGGTTTGCGGTCGCTGCTGACAGATTCCAGATTTTAAAAACCGCCGTGCGCGGCCACCGGGTATCCGGCCAGCTGATGTTGAACGTGGTTTTAAACGTGGACAGTTCCAGCCCGTTTCCGCTGTCGCTCGCTACAATCAGGGAGCATTTACGAATCCAGTTCTGTGACATATGGTTTATCCGTAAAAAAACCTGCCGTAGCAGGTTTTACAGTTTGCAATTTTATAGGTGACATCTGCCTACACAGACATCAATTAGATTCAGATTTCACTAACTGGCAATCATCTTTTCTTAGTGATGAAAGTGAGGCACCGTTATCTGCAAAAGCAAAACCACAATCAGAAACAATCTGCTGTAATGCCAAGTGCGCGTATTTATCGCCATGTTTTTTAAATAAAACATCTCCATATTCCGCATCATGTCCTGATAAAACGGCATCCAAGGCCGCATTTGATGTGGCGCGATTAATAATTTCACGTTTAACCAAATAATTATCTTCTAATTTTTTATGTTTATTAAAAAAATCCTGAATATTTCCAGCTATCGCTGTCGTCGAAAAAAACAATGCAGATATCACCATCCATTTCATAATTCAATCCTCACATCCGTATAGTTTTGATAAATCTTTCATGTCTCTTAAAAAACAGTATTGAATAGTAACTACATTATTCATCTTTGCCAAATAAGGTTAACCGGTAATCCAATAGAGATTTGCCACGCCTCCCAGCTCGTCCGTGCCAGGTAATTCATCGCTATTGTTCAGCAACACCAGTTTCCCGCCCGGTTGCAGATATCCGTACTGCGCCAGCAAATCCACGCCAGGGATCAGAGGAATACCCGAAACAACCGCGTCTCCGGCACTGTTCTGTAAATCCAGCACCCATCCCGCCACATCACGCCAGATAATACGCAGCTGCCAGACGGTCCCTGACAGATTGATGCTGAATTGCTGGTTCGTGGCTGACAACGGAATTTCAGAAATTAGCACCCAGCACCTCCGATGCTCGCTGTAACAGGCTGACATTCTGCGAAGGTTTGGTTGATTTAACCCCTCCGTTTTTTACGCCTGCCGTTGCCGCCCCATCCTGCATATTGTCCTGATCGGCAACGGTTACCGTCTCCGTTTGCGTCATGTTCAGTTCACGCAGCGTCAGCACCGCCATTAACACATTCTCTGTGTGTTTATCGGTGGTCACCTCAATGGCCCGGATCAGCATGTTTTTGTACTGCCGTTTTCCTGTAATCACGTCAAACGGCTGACGGCTCGCCTGCAAATCGAGAATCTGCTGATAGGTCTCCTGCGGACTGAGGCCCAAGCCGAGGCCGATATTTGACGTATCCCAAAAATCCAGCAACGAGCCGCCACCGGCAAAACCGACCTCCATTGTCAATTCTGCCGGGCGTGCGTAGGCGTGATCGGCTACAGGTGCGCCAATTTCAACGGGGTGCTCGGTGATTTCCAGCGTATCCGCATGTTTTTCTGAAATAACCACATCGGGCACCAGCAGACCGATTTTCCGGGATTGTTGTGAAAACAGCGTGGACAGAATATCCATCAGTACGCCCTCTGTGTTAACTGACCGATCAGCCGTGCATTCACACCGGTTTGCCGCCCGGCAATATCCATGCCGGTTGCCACAGGATCAGTCGCGCCGTAAACATTAATTGTCGTTTCCTGCTGGATACCACTACCGCCCGCTCCAGGCATATTACTCAGCACTCTGGGGATATAATTTCGGGTTTCCTGTGGCATCAGCGCCATACCGTGCTTACGCACGTTGCCTAGGCCCCAATTGTAAGAGGCCAGCGCCCGCTCCAGGTCACCGCCATTGACTTTCAGCAGTTGGGAAAGATAACGAGCTGCCGCCTGCGCTGATTTAACGGGGTCGAAAACATCGTTCCCACGTAGTCCCATATCCCGCGCCGTGCCGTCCATAAACTGAAACAGCCCCTTAGCTCCGGCGCCAGAAACAGCAAACTGATTGCCGCTTGATTCAGCAATTGCAACACTCCGCAGCAACCCCTCCGGTAACCGATAGAGCCGTTCCAGACTGCTGAGTGTTGGTTGCAACCAGCCCAGTAATTCCACGCCTGCACGGGAGGGGCGCGGGCGGCGAACCTGCTTGGCGTACAACTCAGATTGATTGCCGGGGATATCCAGTGCAGCGTCCGGCGTTCCCTGCACCGTATTCTTACGCCCGTAATCGGTGTCGATACCCATCCAGCGCAGCGCATCACCAATATTGCGTTTTGCGTAGCTGAGTGACGATTTTGCGCTGGCGCTGATATTTTCCCTGTCCGACACCAGATAGCCCGCGTACAGGCCCCACAATTTCAGCCAGGGAGGGATCGGCAAGCCCGCAATTTTTCCAAACGCCCCCAGCACCTTAGCCACCCAGGCACCGGCGATAAACGTAGCCAGAATACTGAGCGAATTTTTCCAGCCGCCAACAGCATCCACCAGCCCGGATAACTTATCGCGCAGCCAGATAAACGCCTGCTTTGCCTGCGCGATTTCCGTTTGCCATTTTGACCAGTCGATAAACGACTTTCCTCCCTCTTTCCAGGTCTGATAGTCGTCATACAGCAGCAACAGCGCCGCCACCAGCCCGGTAATAATGCCGATCGGTGAGGAAAAAAACGCACGGTTTAACGCCCAGACAGCCGCAGTGAATGCGCCAAACGTAGTGATCAGCTTTTTGCTCTGATCGTCCAGGCTGTTCCACCAGTCGAATATCTCCCCGGCTGCCTGCATCAACCGCCACACTATCCGTGTCACTGCCTCCCCGGCGCGGATAATGCCCTGAATTGCACGGGTCAGTAGTTCCTCAATTTTTGGGAAATTATCGAGGATTTTTTTTCGCAGATTTTCCAGCGTTCCGGCCAGCCCGCCCGCCAGGTTCGATCCGATTTTATCGCGCAGGATGCCGAACAGTGACGTCAGACCGCGCATCGATGTCATGAATTTATTCGACTGCGCCGCTGCTTTTTCAGCGTCGTAGCCCATGGCCCGCAGCATCGACTGATAGTCCGCCGTAAACCCGGCCAGCCCGCGCCGCATCGCCATCAGCGTGTTTTCGTCAATACCCAGCATCTGCGCGTACTGGTTCGCCCGGTAATACGGCATACTGCTGAGCCGCTGACCAACGCCGGTAAATATCGACGCCATATCGCGCATATTGCCGCTGGCGTCTCGCGTCTGTACGCCCAGCCGGTTCAGGAACCCCTCAGCGCCGGGGCTGTTACGCAAAAAACGCGACAGATTTTCCAGTGCGCTCTGTGCCGCCTCCGCGCTGCTACCGGTTTGCGCAGCGGCATAACCCAGCGTTTTTATCCCGGCGACAGTAGCGCCTGTGCGCTGTGAGGCCCAGTAGAGCCGCTCCAGACCTGCGGATATTTTTGTGGTGAACCCCACCACCGACAGCGCCGTCGCCTCAACCGTCGCGCCCAACTTCAGCACGTTGGCCGTGACACCCGTCAGGACGCTCTGAAATTTGCGTTTTCCTGCCTCGTCAACGTTAAATCCCAGGCTCACCAGAAAATCGCGGATAGTGTCAACGTTACCCACTATTAGCCTCTCTCCAGCGCGCTATGCGCGCCTCGTTATCCTGTTTCATGCTCAGCCAGTCATTCATGCGTGCAATATCAGCCAGATCGACCGAGCCGTCTTTCAGTGCGGTGTAGGGGATATAGCCAGCGTCAACCGGCATCATCAGAAAATCCTCCCCGTCAGGGAGGGTGTCGAGGATCAAACCGTTTGCGGGCTGGCTGTCTCGCTGTCGAGGTGTTCGGGAAAAAAATTTCCCAGCGACTCTCCGATAACACGGGCTACCAGCTGTAACATAGTCATCAGATCTATATCGTCGAACATCAGTTCGCCAGAACGGAATACCGGCGCCCATGTTTTTCCGTTTTGACGTGAGACGACCGACAGACACGGATGGATAATCGCATCACAGTCGCTGTCGCTCATACCCGCAACCGTATCGGCAATCACCGGCAGCAGCGTTTCTATGTCCGCCTGGCCGGCTTGCAGTTTTTTTAATTCGCCAACCATGCCGCCCAGCACAGGAAGCAATTTGCGCGATACTTTCAGCTGATCGAATACGCTGAGTTTTCCGGCGCGATAAATATTGCCCTTCAGTTCGATTTCCATAATTAAAATTCTCCCAGCATGGAATCAATTTTGATGCAGTCAAACACCCAAGCCACCGTGTTGCCGTCTTTGGCGTTCTGCCAGTCAGGCATTTTCTGGAATGCCCCGCCGCGCGCCGTAGCGATATCACCTGACGCATGGTTGCGGATCACAAACACATTGTTGCCCCACAGCGCTGATGACTGGCTTTGTGCGTTGTAGGCGATGGAAAGTTTTTTATTAACCGGCGATGTTTTCAACAGGTTGACGGTGATGGTGCCGGATTTTCCGGCGTGCAGGCTGTGCATCCCCTCACCATCGGCGCCAATGGTCATGGTATTTTTGGCCTCAGCCATCGAGACAACGATCCCCTCTTCTGAGTTGGCCGACCCGTAACCCAGATCGATAACGCCAGTCGGCCCCGTCATGGAGGCGGAAACGTCCATAAATGAATAGGTAGGCATGATTTATTCCTCAGCGCACAACAGTGATCAGCACATCAGCAAAATGAACGGCACCGGCCAGCTTACAGGCGACCTGAATCGGCGGCGCTTTACGTTTCTCGCGATCGGCCTGTGCCTGCTCCGCCATTGGCTGGATATAGGCGTAATACCCCTTGGTGAGCGTATCACCGGTTGACAACTGGCCCAGCGGCCCGCCGTTCCAGACGCCCGGCGCTATCAGGCCGTTATTAACCGCCTGTTCCATTGACTGTTCGACATTTGCCAGCAGGCGCGTGCCACCGGGATCGGTTTGCGGCACCTTCGTGGTGCTGGTGTACAGCAGGTTATAGAGATTGTTCTGAACATAGTTTTGCAGCCAGTCCAGACCGTGGCGCTCGTCGAAAAAATCGCCATTTGCCATAACCCCTTCCTGCAAAATGGCTGTGTCATTGTCATAGCGAACAAACACGTTGCAGTTTTTCGCCACCAGCGCATCCGCCTGGGACGTGCGCAGCAGCTCAGCCGTAACGCCCGGCTCCTGTTTAAATTTCAGGGTTACAGTGGTGTTATTGCCGCCGAAATTGACGGTAAACGCACGGCCAAACGCAGATGCAGCCGCATACGGTGATGAGGAGGAATACTGCGTGAATACCCGCCCGTAATTTCCCGCCTTCAGCACCGAGGCAATATCCGCGTCACTGGTACCGTCCAGCACGCCTGTATCCTGCGTGGTGTAGCCGAAAACGCGCGACGTGCCGCTGGCCCCCACAAATTCAGCAATGGCTGTAACATCCTCAGGGACCAGGTCAGCAGCGACGATCAGCCCGTACCAGGCGCTGGAAAAATCCGCCAGCGTAGCCACAGCATCAGCCGCGGATTCACCATCCAGCCCAGCCACAGCCACAGCACCGCGCTCACGAGATAACCCCAACAGCGCCGACAGATCCGTACCTGTGGCAGGTGCCGTGGCAAATCCCACCGCGCTGTTATTTCCGGCGGTAGAGGATGACGCAATGAACCGACTATTATTTGCGTCCCACAGGACTGTAGCGGTAGTGATTTTTTCCGCGACACGCTGTGCGACACCGTTCAGATTCGTCTCGTTCGATAAATCCACGCCGGTGATATTTACCGACTTTCCGTTGACGGTGATTTTCATGGCACCATCGGTTACGCCAGTGAAATTACTGAGTTTCACCTGCTCTGCGGTCAGGATGGCGCCGCGCAACATGCCCGGCGATGCCTCTTTAACCCAGCGGCCAATAAACAGATCCACCGGACGCGGGGACTGCTGGTAATACAGCGCCGCCGCTTTATATTCCGGCGCATCTGTGCCGAAATCAGTGGCGACATCCTCAATTGTTGAATACGAGCGCATTCGCTCCAGTGGATCGATAACATCTGATGACGCGCCCATAATCAGCAGCGAGCCAAAATTACGCGCACTGGCGGCGCGCGGGGACATATCGATGGTGACGTTAACCACCCTCGAAACAGGTAAGCCCTGGGACATTTTTACTCTCCGGTAATTTTTACATTCGCATCGAGCAGCGATTTAACGCCGTACTCGCGGATAATTTTGCGGCGCAGGCGCACGGTCAGATCGTACCGGCGCACCCACTGGTTATTGATGAGTTCGGGAACGGAATAAATTCGCCTGTAGTCTGCCAGGCTAAGGCCCGTTCTGTTCAGATCCGCATTGTTCTGGCCAACAGTCAAACCGTCACGGAACCGGCTGACGAGAGTCATACCGGCAGGGCCGTAAAACGAGATCAGACATTCAACGATTTCATGCCGCCACAGTTCTGTGCTGTCGTCTGTCTGGTTCATGAACGCCGGATTATCGTCCGGCGTTACATTCATCACGCCGAACGCGCACCAGTTTTTTTCCGCCGACGGTAGCGCTCGCTGTACAGGCTGCCAGCGTGGCCAGACAGTTTTTTCTGGCAATCCGGTTACGCCCCGAATCCAGCGGCTGAATAACCTGTCCAGATCTTCATCGTAGACTGGCGACTCCCGGACAGGCATCAGCCAGCCTGACGCCGTGCTGTCATTCATCCGGTATTCCTCCGTCAAACGGCAACAGCTCACAGTGTGCCTGAACAAACCCCGCACCATATGCCGTATACGGATCGACAAACGTCACGCGATAATCACGCCCTTGGTATGTCACGATATCGGCGTCATATTCTGCTTTTCCGCTGCTCAGGCGTTCCGTTGTGATAACCAGAATGGCGCCGCTGATAACCTGCCCTGTCTGCATTCGCCGGTTTTCCAGTGACCGGTCAACCGTCACCACACCGGAAAACTGCGATTTTTCCGTGGCGCTGCGGGTAAATCCGTCATCATCGGTCACCTGCAAACGCCTGGTCACCACCAGCGACGGATCGCAAAAATCCGGATCAAACAGCACATCGGAAACATCGAGAAACGGCATTATTTATTCCTCACGACATAGGTTATTGAGCGCAACAGATGGCCGTGGGCATACAACGGTTTTTCTCCGGGTATGCCCTGGGCGCGGCGGCGCTCCAGTGTTTTTTCAGACAGAGGATGCAGGCGATCACCGGAACCGATGACCTGTTTTGCCGCATTGCTGGCAACCATCCCGGCCCGTTCCAGCTCCTGTAGCGCCGCGTCGGTTTTTCCGTCCAGCGTTAACTCGGCAGCGGCTCTGAGATGCTCCGTTGTTGTTGCACGGGTATCCTCAATTCCCATATCCAGGAACGGGCGCGGCGGCAGCGTAACGGTTTGACCGTCAATTTCTACCGTCCCGCCCGTAGAGTGGAGGTAACCCAGCTCCGCATTATTCAGCGGCGCGCCGTCTGTCCGTTCCGACCTCTCCGCAGGGATACCCACAAGCACATCCATTTTTGTCAGACGCTCCAGCGCAGCCAGAACATCAGCGGCGTTATCCCGCCTGATTTTTACCCCGCTCATAACAACTGGCGACCACCGGCGCCGAACATCGACCACCACCAGAAAAACTCACGCCCGTAGGCGGTGTTGTTCCAGAACCCGGCGTCAGGGTTGACGATGGCCGAGGCGTCATAGCCCACGCTGACCTTATCCACGGATTTCGACGTCACCACGCCGCCGCTGGCGGTATTCACCCCGCCACCAGCAGCGACAGCAGCGGCAGTTTTCCCGCGCAGCTCGATGTAATGCGCCGTGAACAGTTCAGCGAGATACACAAACTGATCGCCGTGCCTGTCCTGGTCCAGCAGCGTGTCGGCCATGCCGAGATAGAAATTTATCGATGTGTCGGTATATCGGGGATGATTGAATTCGGGGAAATCAGCGCGGAATTGTTCAGCTGTTGGCAGTTTGCTGTTTTTTGCCACTGGCACCGTCCTTTTTCGGGTTGGTCTCGCCGTCAGCCCCTGCATTCTCCTGCGCGCCGCCACCTGTGGCGAGTTGCGCCTGCAACGTCAGGATAAGCGCATCTTTTTCAGCATTCTCCGCTTTCAGCGCCGCGATTTGCTCAGCCATCGTTTTTTGCTGCTCGCTCTCCGCGACATCAGATGCAGACAGCGGGCGAGCATGAGCGCTGAACGCCCAGTGCGCGGCCACCTTTTCCGGGTAATCCTGTACGCCAGGTGCCAGCGCCACTTTTGTGCCGTCTGGAAAATTCAACACAGCAGCCGTATTTACGAGATATTTCATAATTGTCTCCGTTTATGCGGGCACGTCCAGATAGGAGATGGTATTACCATATGGCGTTTCCACCTGGCCCAGGCGACCGTAATAGGTGGTCAACTGATACAGGCCGCGATATTCCAGCGGCGTGCTGAGTAGCGGCACCAGCGGGAAGCGAATGAATTTTTCATCCTGCGTGTACGCAACGATACGATGCGCACCGACTGCACCGCGTTTTGACGCCCATTTCATGGAGACGATTTCCAGCGGCTCGCCGTTTTCCTGGAATGCGATGGTGTTGATTTTCACGTATTCCAGCACGGAGATATTGCCTGCATCAGATACTTTTTTACTCGCCAGCAGACCGAACAGCTCAGGAGCCATACCAATTTTGCGCGGGCAAATAGCGTAACCGGAGTTCACCCAGGCATCGGTCAGAACGATGTTGATATCCTGCACAATGTCATCCGGGGATGCGTTATCCCATGCGGCAGCGGCAGCGCGCGGGGTTACCTGAGGCAGGTTCAGCAGGCCAGTAACACCCAGCGCTGAGTCACCGATGTAAACCTGCTCATCGATGTCCATATTCCATTTCAGTTGCATCGCATCGTATTTCTGCGAGTCAACCGGTCGACCCAGCTGCTGAGCTGACGCCAGCTCTGGCAGTGTCCAGCCCAGCTCCATCCCCCACAGCGTTAACGGCTGCGCGGTTTTCTCAATGGTGAGGCTAACGCCCGGAATCGCCGTAGAGTTTTTGCCAATCCAGTTTTTACCGTTCGGATTAACGCCACCAGCGGCAGCCAGGTCTGTGTTAGTGAATGAGGACAGCTCATCAGCGATAGAAACGTCGCTACGCAGCGGCATATCGCGTGACCATTTATAGGAAACCAGCGGCAGATTTAACGTCTGATCGAGTCGCTCCAGCTCGCCAACGAGGAAAGCGCCAGCCTGGTCAATAGTCTGTTTATCAATAGTTAACATGGGATTCCTCAAATGTTGTACGCGATTTCAACGTTGCCGTGGGTTGCCGTTGCAGCATCATCGCCCGCCCCCATAACGGTTACGTCTGGTAATTTTGGTGTATTCGCTGCGGTTGCATCCGGCGCCAGTAAAAACGCACCCAGCGGGCTGTTTTCAGTCGCGGCAGCCACTCGCACATAGACCGGCGCGCCTTTTGTTGCCGATGCGGCCTGCGCTGACGGCACGGCCACACACATATAGCCACGCTTCAGCACATCACCGGTATAACCAGCAGTAACGCCCAGCGAGCGAACATCGGTCGGGTTATGGGTCGGGTATGGGCGAACAAATGCACCCACCACGTCCGCAACCGTGTCGCCCGCCTCTAGCGGCACAAACTTGCCGTCTTTGTATTTGCCTGCCAGCCCGTAGGCGACAAACGGTTTTGCTGCGTCGAGAATTGCAGGTTCAGTGGTCAGATCCTGCTGACGGGTAATCGCGCCCGGGAAACCCATTCCCATGCGTGTGATGTATGCTTTTCCAGCCATGTGGTTGCCTTACTTGTTGCGTTTCCAGAAATCGGCGTTGATTTTGTTCAGTTCAGCCGGGGTGATTGGGCCGCGTGCGCTGTCGCGCGTGGGCGTTACGGCGGTCGGCGTGATGTGATTTTTTGCTCTGTTCAGTTCCACGGCAGCAGTGAAAATCGCATCAACTGTGGCCTTGGGAGCCTTAGTGAAATCAGTGATCCCAAATGCTTTCAGGCTGTCGCCAGTTTGCACTGCCTGATTCAGAACCTGACGTTTTAGCCCCTGATCGCCGGTCGGTTTGAAGCCCGGCAGAATAATTTCTGCATCTGCGATTAGGTTTCGCTTGTACGCCGCATCGCCGGTTACTTTCGCATCCTCTTCAGCGTCCTCATCACCCGTTGGCGTATCTTTGGGGTCAGGGTTCGAATCGGTAGTTTTCCCCTCCAGCTTATCGAGGCGGGCAATAATGGCCTGTGCCCAGGCGGGCACCTCTTCATCTCCGGTAGGTTTATCCTCTTCCTCCGGCTTTTCGTCGGCCGTGGTCTGCTGCTCTGCCGGTAGAGAGGTTGCCTGTGACGGCACATTCATGTTGATAGTGACGCCGGGAATAGATGACATGCCGTCTGATGGCATATCAGGCGCCTCGTCGATGAGTTGCTGCAACGCATCCTCATCTTTGGTCTTAATGGCTTTTGCCAGGCTTTTAAACCAGGACATTAGCGGTTTCTCCTTTGGTTTTGGGGCGGAATCCCCGATAGCGCAACGGGAACCGGCCCGGCCTCGGTCAACGATCGCCAGGTGATTTCCGGTAATTTGATACTGTTTGCCTTTGCCAGGGCTGAGTTGTTTGTACTGCGCGTCATAGCCACAGCTGACGTCCGTCAGACCAGCATTTATTGCATCGATGGCTTCTTGCCGCTTCACCAGCACATCGGCCAGCAGCAGATCCGATTTATCACCGGTGCCGCGCCGCACATTCTGGATATGACCATGAGCCAGCTCCGCATAATTGGCCGGGTTAACAAAAACGATATTGCCGTCGGCGTCCTCCGGATGTCCCAGCGTGACCGCCACGCCCTCAAATGAGGCAACAGTCTCTGGTGAGAAAACCTCATCCTCGGTACGGTAAACAACCACCAGTCCGTCCGGGCCAGGTTCCAGATCGATCTCTTCAGGCAGGTATGTTTGGGTGCCGGTGCGGGCGATCGGTACGTCCTTGCAGAGCAGCGAGCCATCCGCCAGTTCAAATCGCGTTTCGCCCAGGCGGGTAGTGAAAAAATATTGCATGGGTCACCTGTTTTCAGGCAATAAAAAGGCCGCTCGCGGCGGCTTAGGTATTTGCACATCGGGATAACATTTGCAGTTCGGCAGACAACCGGCGTGTCCGGTCATGCCGTCAAGCGTCGGCGGGTTATCCCAGCGCACAAATTTATCTTTCATTTTCCGGTGAGAATCCCGCGTTCCTGCGCCCTCGATGCGCCACCAGTACCCCTCAGAGCCAACAGCCAGCGCGCGGGCCTGTGTTAATGCGCCGGTGGCACGGCCAATTTCGGTGCGGGCAATCATTCGCGCCCGGCTTGCGGCCACATCCCCCGACTGCATGATCATTTCATACAACGCGTCGGGACGTTCGCCAGTAATAACCGCCTGCACGGCGCGGCTCTGAATATCGCGCACCCGGTCGGCGGCTTCCAGCGGCAGGGATTTCATCAGCTGAATCTGCCGGTAAACGATATCCTGTGCCACCTGACCGATTGGCGTATTGCCGATAACGTCCCGCAGCCCGGCGGAAATATCCTCAGAAACCGACCGCCACTGCCGCCACTCCTCATCCTCAACCTGCAAAAACATTCGACGCCCGGCCATTTCTGCCCAGTCGCTGATGGTTTGTGAGTAATCGAACAGATGGGCGGCTATTGTGTCGGCGCTACTTTGTGAACCATCGTATGAGCCAGTTACGATCGCGTTTATCTGGCTCACTATCGCCAACAGGTTTTTGCGATACTGAATTTCCGAGCGGCGGCGGAGCGCCGGTTTCAAATTCAGGCTCCTCCAGCTCTTTCTTCGCATTTTCAATATCCTCATCAGTGATTGAGCCACCGATGCCGATTACGTCTGACAGATTGCGTAAATCGCTCAGCGCCGCTGCTGGCGTCATGCCAATATCACGCACGGCCGTAGCCAGCGCGGTTGTTACGTTGCTTGCCATTGTTGCCCGGTCCAGGTCCGACATTTCCCACAGTTTGTTAAATTCAAACGTGAAATCATCGGGTAGCGGCTCGCCGAACAGCGAACGCCAGCTGATATCCAGCAACCAGCGTAACGGTCTGCGTAACCGGCGTTCCTGTAGTGTATTGACGCGGCTGTAGTAGTTTTCCAGATCCCCGTCGCCAGTGTTGAAACCCGCTGGCGACTGACCAAAAAGACGTACCAGCGGAATGCCGGTAGCCCCGCTTACTTGCTCCGCGAAACGCAAAATGACGTCAGCAATACCGGCAAACGAATAACTGTGCGTCTGGAACTCGTCGTTTTTATCCATCAGGGTCATGCCCTCAATGGTCTGAAATTCGCGGATCATGTCCAGGTGTTTTAGCAGCCCTGCCACCAGCGTGCTGTCGTCCGGCAATGCCAGTATTTTGCGCAACCCGTCAATGCTATACGTACGCAGATGCGCCTTGTGTATCAGCTGCGTAGTGCCTGCCGTCGCGGTGTCAAATGCCTGGACGCGCTCAAAAATGCGTTCTACAACCGACATGCCCCAGCCGTTTTCTGTCTGTGCCTGCTGGAACGGCAGAGAATCACCCTCCCAGCGAATCAGGCGGCTGTGGTGGATTTTCCACGGCGGAATGCCCTGCTGATTTGTCACCACTTTATAAAATTTCGGCAAGCCAAAATTCGGACCATAATCAGTAATCAGGTCGTAATAGCTTGGGTTTACTTGCCAGCGATCGAGCGTCAGCACGCCCTTAAATTGCCCTTCTTTGATGCGATCGAGGCACAGCGGCGTAGACATATCCTGCCCGTCAATCAGCACCACCAGCAACGCGCCACCGTACAGTCGTGACCATTTCAGGGTGTCGTTGATGCCGTCCCATATCGCTATGTCGTCCCAGAACGTTTCCAGCTTTCCCTGTTGCCCTGGCTCCAGTTTTGAACTGATATTGATCCCTTTGCGGGTCATATCATCCGCCATCGCATCCACACCGGCACCAACCAGAAACGATGACCGATAGGCAAACTCGAGCTGTACGCGGTTACGTGAGATGTAGCCCGGCATGTATGTACCGGCAGACTGGATGTTCTTCGTGTATCCGCCGAGTTTTGCAGTGAAATTGTTGTACCCGTCAGCAGTCGCAACGGGCGTTTTTGTGCCGTGTTGGCGTTTTTTTCGGGACATATTCCCTCACAGATAATTTGTTAAAAACGGGTACTATTTAACATAATGGACGTTGCCCGCACCTACGGAACGGCACTCGCCACCGAATCGATGCAAACGACGTATTTTCAGCAGATTGCTGGTTAAAACACCGGGAAATGGAGTGAATAAAACGTGCATAAAACAGGGCCGAAAATGCATAGCCTGTTTTCAGTCTGAAACGGCTGTTTTTACTGTTTTCCCAGCATCGCCCACACGCCCAGATCGCCCTCACTGGTGATATAGCCATCGAGCGAATAGCGCACGCCATCCCAGCAATGGTTATGCTTGTCTACCACCACCGGCAGGATATCGCCGGTCATGCGATCAACTTTGTAGGAGTAGAGCCGCGCCTCATCAATCATGTGCTTGCAGCGCTCATGAATGATGATTTCCTCAAACCCCTTCAGGTACGCGATACCATCCTCTACGCTGCCCGGCCATTTTGTTGCGCCGTCGATATTGAATCCCTGCCGCGACAGATAACTGATTGTCTCAGGGCGACTGCTGTCGCCGTGGATAGGCCATTGCCGTGATAACGGGATTGAATCATAGAATTGCGGTAGTTCATCCAGCTCGACGCCTACACCGTATGCCTCATACTCGATGTAAAGTTTCCGCCCGAGAATGAAACATCGGATCAGCGTGCTGGGGTCATTAGCGAACCCAAAATCCGCGCCAAAAAACAGACGATCGGCACTTTCCCACAGATCATCAGGGAACGCCTCAACCCGGTATTTACCGGAGAAAATAACAGCCTCGCTGAGTGCCTTTGGCATCCCCAGCCAGATGTGTTCGTACGCCTCATAATCGATGCGCTTGCAATATTCCATTTCCTGCCGGAGTACGTCCGGGAAAAATGCGTTATCGCAGTAGTTAACCTTGCGGATAATGGTGCCGCCGTCCGGCGGATCTGCCTGGTGGCGCAGCATCAGCTGATGGGTAGGATCCTGCTCTTCGCGAGGGTTATACGATACCCACACTTCGGATTTATTGGCGCGGACAGTCGGCGTCAAAATATCCCAGCTGTCCTGCGATACCGTCTGCGCCTCCTCCACCCAACAGATGCGAATCCCGTGCATCGATTTAATGGAGTTGATATTGTTGCGCAGGCCTTTGAATGTAAATCGCGTGCCGTTGCGGCCAGTGATTTCGTTATTTTTTACCTGGTAGAAATGACTCAGGCCAAGAGAATGTATTTCTGATTCCAGCAGCGCCAGCACCGAATCGCCAATTGAGTTTTGAAACTCACGGGCGCACAGGATAATCATTGACTCATTCGCGCCCAACAATACCAGCGCACGGGCAATCTCTACCGATTTACCACCGCCTCGCCCGCCATACATCCAGCGCCAGCGCACCGAACCTACAGGCGCATCATAGAGAACGCCTGGCACCCAGTCGCTGCTGAACGAATACAGAACGCCGTCGATTATTGTTGGGCTGTCGTTTTTCCCTCGCGCAGCTTCTCCATATGCGCAGCCCACACTTCAGGCGGGCACGTCGCAGGAGTGACAACGCAAACCTTGCCGTAGCTCAGGCCAGCCAGATCAACGTTGACCTCTGTTTTATTGTTGCTCATTTCGATGCCGGTCAGCTGGGCGGCGTTTTTAATGTTTGGAGCCACCTGCCCAAATTTTTTATCATTCAGCGCAGCTTTCGCGGCGTTATACGATAAATCAGCCAGGTCTTTAGCGTTGAACGACACCAGCAACGCGGCTTCCTGCCGCAGTTCTCTGACACGTGCCCGTACATCCGGGCGCTTCATCAGAATACTGGCCTGTGACTCCGCCCGCGTCGGTGAATACCCGGCACAGATAGCCGCCTCTTTCTGGCCCATCCCCTGCGCAACGTTCTGCGCAAACATCTCGTGCTGCGCTTTCAGTACCCCGTCGCTTTCTTGCGCATCTTTCTGCGCATTCTGCGTAATCGATTCCTGCGCAATTTCCGTTTTACTCTGCTTTTGCGCACTACTGCGCATTTCTGTCTGCGCATTTTGCTGCGCAGCGGGTTTTTTGATGTACCGGCGCGCTGATGTGTAATTCAGTCCCTGCTGTTCACACCACGCCTTGGGGGAAATGCCAGTTTCGGCATGATCGGACAGGAACCGTTTCTGAAGCTCGCCCCAGTCCGGTTTTGCCATTATTCAGTCCACCTCGTTACACTGATTTCCGCACCCTGACTTGACCAAACCTTCATCCAGACAACGCGGGGCTGCGGGATACCCAGCACAGTCCCGCGCAGCGAATGCCAAGCTTCGCTGTCAGCTGAATCTGCGTACTGCACAGAGCCGCGCTCTACAGTAACGTGGGCGCCATTCGTACCGTCAGTTATCTGTACAGGTTCACTGGTGAGTGTGATTGATATTGTCATTGTTTCAGCTCTATTCGTTTAATATGCCGCTCTCCAGCCGGCAGCGTGAATGCGACGCCCGGCGTGTCGTAACTGTCTGTTGTCCCGTCGCTGTAGCGCACTGTGATCCGAAGCGCTGCAGACGTATCGATAACAACTGACGACGCGGGCAGAGATTCACCGAGATCGAGCGGCGGCGCTGCCAGTTCGCCAGCCGTTAGCTGCGGATAGCCAACATAGAAACCGGCATTAGCGTCCAAAGTGGCGACACGCGGCAGATCATCGCTCGTAACCACCGCCTCCGCAGTCAGCAGGCCCAGAACGCCGCTGACGTAATTCATCGCCGCGCGCAGCAGATACACGCCGTCGCCGCAGTTTGTTATTGCAGTGTTAGTAATGCCATCGCCAGCATATGTGATTTCACCGCCGTTGATACCGATGTTCCTGTAGTTGTTCGCTGTGTTTGTTGCGATGCGCAGACAGAGATTTTCGCGACCGAGAATTTTATAAAATATCTGCAGCGTCAGCGGGCCAGTAGCTGTCGTGTTAAATCTCAGACGGTGATATGTGTTTCCGGATTTCTCCGTGTACTGCGTCAGCCAGCCGTCAGGCGCGCCGATCGTCATATACTCAGCCTGCAATGCACTGATAGCGTTTGACGATGCCGCGAACGGCTCACGCCTGCCGATTGCAGATCCGTTACGATATTCGAGCGGCCATTCGTTTTCTGAACACTCCACCAGCGCGCCGGTAGCGTTAAAATATCGATAGGCCGGGCCGGTAAACGTTACCCGCGAATCGAGCGCCGGTGACGTCAGATCGATCACATCAACAACCTGGCCGGCGGCACTGCTGTTGCCGATTAATACGGCGCCGGGCGTCCAGATACCGGAATTAGTGCCCCCAATGATCGGGGTGCCAGGAATGTTTATCATGCTGACTCCATAACAGGAAATATGCGCCGTCTCTCCGGCTGTCCGCACAGGCCACTGGCAGGATTAGGCCTGGGGCCGACCAATTCCTGTGCTGCGGGTGTTATTCGCCCCACCGCCCGCCGGGGTAGTCGCACCAAGAAACAGGCGTAAAAAAACCGCCCGGAGGCGGATTATTAGTAAATTTGGTATTTATACTTTGTTAAACGCTACTACTAACAAATCTCTCGGATTTAACCCATTGTGTGCAGCAATCACTTTCATCTGCTCCGCTAGGACATGAGCAGGGTCTTTACTATCGGATGCAAAGACCTGATATCCACAATTTTCAAAATTTCCCACTTCCCGCCAAGAAACAAACCAGTCTTGCATGACAATCTCCTTAAAAATATAAAGTTATACTTTATCCCTGAGACTGTTCTTGGTGAAGCAAAATCGATCATCCTAAGGCGCTACTCGCAAATGCGCCTTGTGATGGTCACTGGATTAACTGAGGCTGAGTGATCGCCATAATCTGCTCATGTTCAATAGCCAGCACGCGCTTCTCTTTCTTACGCTCATTCATCAGACGGCTGCCGATGGTGCCCTTCAGCTTGGACCGTGTCTCCTTGATAGCGTAACGGTGCTGTAATTCTTCACCCATTGCATTGCGCCTGTTAAGCTGTTCTGCCATCCAGTTAAATGCAGCAATGTAACTCTCCTTTATTGCCGCTGCGGCATGACCAGTAAATCCCATAATGAGGAACATGCACCCATCTCTGGTAATGTTAAACATGGGCTGAACATCGCCATTTTTATCAATAAAATCAGTGGGCTCAAAATTGAGCCGGGCGAATTCATGCGAGCATTCCAGGCTCCTGATGGCGCGGAGTATATTTTTATGGCGCTTGCCAAAATACTCAGCCACTTTTACCGATGTGGTAATAATGCCGCGATCGGATGGCATTACCATTTGTCGGAAGTCGAAGGCTGGAAGCACTGACAAATTCTTCATAGCGTTTTCCTTACTTTGAGATGAACCTTTGCCGCACAGGAAATCAGCCCGTCGAGGCTCGCCAGCACTAACTGACTTCCTCAAAGGCTCATTTCAAAGGGTTTGGTTCGACGTGGGCGTGGGGATGCGCATGCGGTGCGCGGTGAAATTCGGATACAAAAAAGCCCCGACAGGCGTCGAGGCTTTGGAATTTTTCTCTTTCTCAGAGACGTGTATTAAAGAGCTATTTTTGGCTAACTACAACTACTACACACTATAACACGTTTTATACACTTTCTGGTCCAAATAATCCACTTTTAATTTTTCAGGCACTGCTCCCTGATGTACTGCTGCAAACCTGCTATTTGCACTGCTGCTGTTTCGATCCGCTCTCTGAGAGTGAAATAATCCCGTTCAGCGGCGTCAGTAGGTCTGGCGCTGGCTGCATCATCCATGCCGGTGGCGGTGGCGGTGGCAGGCACTGCCGAACATGTTGCCGCGACACGCAGCCGCTTACGGCCAGCGGCAACATCGTTACGCAGGCGCTCAATAGTATTTTTCGCATCGGCTAAATCCTGAGTATATCTGGCATCCAGTTCAGTAACGGCCCGCTGGCGGCGCTGCATATCGCTGATAGTGCTGTTCGCCTGTGCTAGTTGCTGCTCAGCAGCGTCAGCGCGCCGTGATTGCCGTTCTGCTGCGTGCCGGTAATGCAATGCCACAACCAGCGCAGCGACAACACATACGGCTGCTATTTTTTGTAACCCATTCATGACAGAAACAACGCCTTTTCCGCTGCCCTGCGTTTAACCAGCCCCGGCAGTTTGCGCCCACCAGCATTTACCCAGCGGTCAAACTCAGCCGCCGCGCCTGTATAATCTCCAGCATTCAGTTTTTTCAGCAATGTGGATTTAACGAAATTCCCTGCGCCCAGGTTGAATACAAACGACACCAGCGCATCAAACTGATTTTGATTGAGCGGCACTGTCACGTTGCTCTCTATAGTCAGTTCCGCTACCTGACAATCCTCTGTCAGCCACAGCTCAGCCTGCCGGGGCGTGCATGTATCACCTGCGCGAACGTCGTATGTGTGGCCATAACCGATGGTGAGGATACCCGCCGGGCAGCGGTATGCCATCAGTTCGCAGCTCTCAAATTGTTTAATCAGGGCGATACCGCGTTTACCTATTTGCATTGCCGCCTCCCAGCCGAACATTAATGATGTTCAAAATGATTTTTCTGAACTGCTCAACGCCGATAAAACCGATGCCGCCACCGATGGCTACTGCCAGCGACCGGGGCAATTCCAGATATTCCAGTCCCGATGCAACAGTGAGCGTCAGCGCACCACACAGCAGACCCTCCAGAACCATTTTTTTCCAGCCGCCGCCGCCGTACGCGATGCGCAAAATTGCCATGACGATCGCCAGCAGCACCGCACCCACAGGTGTTTCGCCGCGCCACCAGCTCTGTATTAATTCCAGCCAGTCTGGCCAGGTATGCAGATCATTATGCATTTTCATAATCTCTCACCTCGCCAGGCGCGGGTGCTGTGTAGTTGTGAAGGAACTCCGAAACGCAGATATGAAAAAGGCCCGCCGAAGTGGGCCAAAAAAAAGTAGGTATAGCACCCACAAAATATTGACACCACCCCATAAAGTAGGTATTATACCCACATGTTAACGAGATGGAGGGTCGATGAGCAGTGCGGAACTAATAAAACAATTACTGGCTGATGGATGGGTTAAACAGCGTCAAACGGGTAGTCACGTAACGCTAAGTAAACCAGGGGTAGTGAAAATAATAACAGTACCCCATCCCCGCAAAGATGCTTCAAAGGGGATTATCCGGCAGGCCCAAGAGATTTCGGGTCTCAAATTGTTGTAACAGGGTGCGGCGCAAGCCGCCCCCTTCCGCACATTCATCGCCGCTAACCTGTGAGGTATATATATGATTTATCCACTCTTTATCTTTAAAACTGAAAGCGGCACATACGATGGCTATTTTCCTGACGTGGAAGGATGCTTCTTTGCCGGAGACTCTTTCGAGGATGCCATTCGTGATGCTGAAAAGGCTTTCGCCACTCACATGGAGGTCTTGACAGAGCAAGGCGGGCATGTGCCCGCGCCGCGTGATCCGGCCGATTATCTGGGTGACAAACGTCTTACCCAGGATGACGGCTTTCTTGCACTGGTAGAAATTGATCCGACCAAATACGAGACAAAGGCGATTAAGTTCAATCTGACAATGCCCGGCAATCTACTCAATGCGATTGACCGATATATAGAGCAGAACGGACATTATAAAAACAGGTCAGCTTTTCTCTCTGATTTAGCAAGAAAGGAGATAGCACGCAGATAATAATCAAGGCCGCCAATGTGCGGCCTTTTTTTGGCACCCCGTGTTCCCCGCGCCAGCGGGGATAAACCGCACAGGGGAATGCTTATTCTGTCAGGCAGCAACTAATTCAAGCCGTTTACCCAAGGCCGCCAGTGCTTTTTGGATGGTATCGATTTTCGTTGAGTGATGCAGATCGAAAATCCGTGTTACCTCTTGCTTTTTAACGCCCATACGCGCCGCCAGCTCAACCTGAGTTAAGCCGGAAGCAATGAACGCATTAAGCAGCAGGACTTTTGATGCCACGCTGGCGGGAACTTCTACAAAATCACCAGTAATCGCCCCCGGCAGTGGTACGGCCTGATTATCCTCAAAATAGAAATCAAATGAGGTAATCAGCGCATCCAGCCCCATAGCCAGCGCTTCTTCTCGCGTATCGCCCTGCGTAAGCGCTTCCGGTATATCGGGGAACGAAACCACATAACCGCCGTCGCACGGCTCAAGATTTATAGGGTATCGCATAATTTGTTAGTGAAACTCCGCGAGAACCAGCCCTTCGGGGCTGGTTTGTTAATTCAGGCCAAGTTGCTTGAGTATGGCCTTTCGCAGTGGTTCTTTTAACTCAGCTCCAGGATGTCTTGGCATTACGCTTCGTTTCCCGTTGTGTCTCAGTTTCAGATGGTTTGTACCGTTTGAAACTTCGACTCCCTGAGATTCAAGCCACCGCCTGAACTCGCTTTGCTTCACAACTCCTCCTGTCTGTTGAACATGTGATTATAGTAAACATTAATGTTTACTCAGTCAACCTTTTTGTTTACCTTAGCAGGAGGGGAATTTAGGGCCATAAACGACAAAACCCGCTCAATAGCGGGTTTTTTAGGTGTTCATGTTTTGCCTATCGCCTCGCGGCACAGCTTTGCGAAGCATACAGCAATTCAATCAGTTTTTGCGCAAACATGCAAGCAAAACTTGCCGCTATCTGTGTCGAATGCGTCACACAATGGCCGGTAAAGCATCGATTCGGCCATTTTTAGCCATACGTCAATGCGCGTTTCGCAGGTGCGTAAACACCATTCGGGATGCCCTTCGTTTAATTCATAGGCCAGAGCCTTTTTGCTCTTGCCGCGTCCATCGTAACGCTGATGTAGTAGCCTGATCAGCTGCGGATGATCCCGCAGCACTTCACAAATGACACGCTCGATCTTAAGAGCCTCAGTATCTGTGCAGTGCGCCAGATGACTTTTTTTATTACTCTCCAGCATCTCCCGTAAAAATGCCTCCAGCTCCGGTTTACTGATACCCGCTTTTTTCATCCGACGCAGCGCTTCATTAATAGCGGTTTTCGTGAGTTTTTTAGTAGTCAGCAACTGGTTAAACATGTTCCCTGCCTGCCCGCTGCCGATATATGACCACCTTCCCCACATGCGCAGCTTGCCCTGCACCCACACGCTTTCGAGGGTGTTTAAGTGGATCATTTCCCCGGCGCTGCCGGTCGTGGATGGATAGATCATATTAACCCCTCTTCTTTCCAGATTTTCTGTGTGCGCAGAACGCCTTCAGCGTGCATCAGGCGCAGTTCTTCACGCGTGTACCCTGTGTTAACCCGACCATCAATGACGTCATGGCAACAGTTACAGGCAATAGCCGCCTGCCAGTCATCAGGTTTGCATCCTGTACCGCAGGTTCCGGCCATGCGGTAATGCGCCAGCACGCTCGTTTCGGGATTGAAATTACAGACGCCGGGTATCCTCACCTGGCACTCGCGACCACGAGCAGCTTTACGTAGATTTGCCATAGTCATTCCCATATCCGCTGCTGAAACGTGCGTGACTTGCGCGGCCGATATTTACCCTCCGGCAGCTGCGCGCGCACGATGAACAGGCGACAATCGGCACCCAGCATTTTTTCCGCACGGACTCCACGCGCTCGGTAGCGCCGTAGCAGTTCCTCCGCCTCTTCGTATGTGCATGCAGGGTGATCAAACCAGGATTTTTTCATCGCCATCACCCCGCAAAATTCATCAACTGGGCGGCGGCGTTCTCTGCCTCCTGCTCAGTTTTAAATGCGCGGGACATCACCCAGCGCCACAGCACATCAAGCACCGCTCGGTACAGCTGGTGGAACTCGGTTTCATCCATTTTTGAAAATGAGATACTGCGAGGGTGTTTGCTTATAGTGCCGTCAGGCATCTGAATGGCGTCGAAATAGCCCGCCTCTGTTGTAGCCCAGGCGCGGAATGCATCGAACGATTTACAGGCGCTGATCGAGCCGCTGGTAATGCGGCGACGGGCCACGCGATCAAGATAATGTTCAGCGGCATCCAGCAACACTGCTTCGTTTCCGCCATACGTTGCGAGAAACCTTGCATAGCCGCTAACGATCCGACGTTCGGCGTCAGAAACTGCGCCACCGGTTGGTTCCCAGTAGTCGAATGCGAGGTTTAGCAGGGCGAAGAAGCGGCGATGAAACGCCGGATTGCGCACTTGCCGGAATTCACCGGACAATACAGCACCAACCCTGATTTTAGATTGCAGAATATCACTGGTCTCCGGCGTGGCCGGGATCAGAATTCCTGATGTGTGTTTAATTAGTTGCAAATGCGCCATCGTATTTGTCTCTGATGGCACAGCAATTACTCAGCGGTTGTTCAGACCGACACTCATTATAACAGGAATTATCCTGACTCCCACTTTTTTAACCCCGCCAGGTGTAACATTTCCGCGAATCCACTTAGTGATGTTACAAACTCATCATCACGTAATACAAATCCGCGTTGCGCCCGTCCCGACTCAAAATATATCAGCGCTGGCCCGGACAGCTCACTGAGGCCGGGAATTAAATCTCCCGGAATGTTAACATCGCTATATTTGACGTGTTCAGACATTTTCATACCCCGAATTAAGTGCCGCATATTTGACACGATGCAGACGAAAGGGTCAACGCGGTAATGATTCATATCTAAACGCAATTTGAGCTAAATCAAGTAGTAAAAAGCAGTCTCTGATTGTTGTTTTTTCTTTAAACTATGCGAGACTTGCGCAGATATTCGGCAACATATTGTTCAATCTCGTTGAGCCTCGTCTCAAACAATATTAACATTCGCTCCTGCTCAGCACCAGGTAATTTGTTGTATAGATTCAAAAGCTTAAGTTCATCCGGCGCTAACTGAACAGATTCCGTATCTCCAAATATCAACTCAGCTGGCTGCATATTCAGCGCGCGTGAAACAGTGACCGCATCATCAATTGATAATTTACGCGCTGTGTTTTCGTAGCCGCTTACCCGCGTTTGTGACCAGCCACAGATTTTTGCAAGGCCAGCCTGAGAAAGTCCCAGCCGTTGCCGCGCTGCTGTCAGACGGCGCGCTATATCTTTGTATATCGTCATACAGTTACCCGTTCAACTAACACAGTTCAGCAATATTAGCACAATTTGCGTTTACCGATACGGCATTTTTGGTAATTTATGACATCATTCCTGGGTAAATTCCGCACCAACAACCAGGAAACAAACATGAAACAAAAAATTTATATTTTTAATGCCGAAATTAACGAGAAAATAGCTTCGCTAATTGAGTCACAACTGAGCGAATTCGGCGACGTTATTTACTCGTATGGAGTCGTCAATAAAAATAACCCTGTTGACTGTATCATCGTTAACAATTGCTCTGACTGGTTTGATGATGACTACAGGAAAAACAACCGGCAACTGACAGACCCTGTAGTATTAAAAGCGCTGGCAGGTAGCACGGATTTTTCATGGGATAAAAATGCGCTGGTCAATTTTTTCGGCAGCGCTGATGATGTGTTTAACGACGCGGAGACATTCAACATAACGACAGGTCACACAGTATCATTTACTGACGCTAACGATAATCTCGCTATGCTCACGCTCATTATGAAAACGGGAACCCGTGAGGAATTTTTCAGTACAATTAATGCGTATAAATCGCAGCTGAACGAATTACTGAAAATCGTACACGTCAAAAATATGGCGCTCCGTGGCGTTAATAACAGTATCGTGCCCCCAGTAGCGGCAGAACGAGCGCAGGTTTATGCAGATGGCGAAACAGTGTCAGTGCTGCCGCTGGCACCGGACGACATCGTCGTCTCAGAACGGTTGTTTGTGGAGCTGCTGGAACGGGCCAGAAACGGCAACATCCTTGATAAAAACAGGTAAAGCGGGTGCGTTAGAGATGGCGGGGATCGCTCCCCGCCGATTGCTCTTACTTAACAGGTTCATGAGGGTGAAGAACATAACACTGAAGGAGTGAATGAACTTACTTCTCGCAATATTCTCAGCAAGATTTAGCAAGTAGTTTTGTCAGATAGCAGATAACCCACGTCAAGATTTTTCTGCGTCGCTTTTTAAAGCTTGTGTATGCACAGCCATTGAATGTTCGACATCGCTTAACGACTTTTGGATTAATTTACTTCGTAAAGCCGCAAGAGCCTTATCAATTTCAGCTATTTCTTCTGGGCAAGTACATTCTTTCTTCAGGTTTTCTAATAACTTACGTGACTTAGAAATATCCATTTTAAAGCGAACATCTTCAATGCTCGGCACATTAATCAGCATTAGTAGTAAAAGAAAGAAGTGAGAAGCAACGACAGCTAATCCGGGAATAAAATAATTAAAATCTTTTGATAAACCTACAACCGCACCTAATTTAACTAGCAACAAATTTACAAGCGGCGTACACCATGCCTGACAAGCAAGATATTTTTTATGCTGTATCATTCACCGTCCCGTTTTGCATTGCTCTGAATTTCATTCAGAGTTTTTACTAACAGGCGGGCATCTTGCGATTCAAGTGATACCTCACGAAAATGCTGTACCCCACTTTGGTCAACATAAGTAAGTTTCAGCGTCTTACTTGGTTTTAACCATACGAGTAAATGATAAACAGCAAAGCGTGCCAGCATGAAACCGGCCACCATAGCTGTAATTACCATCATTAAACTTAGTATGGACATTGGATTACCTATAGAATACGTCGTTCATCAGCTGCGCGATGCCTCACAACTTGGGTGATAGTGTACGTAGGATTTCCAAAATTACCATTAGTCTCTTTGACAATTTTTGTAACATTCACCACAAATAGGTCATCTTTACTGAACGAAGCTTGATTATTGTTCACGCGTTCAAGAAACGCAGCGTCTTCCATCTTCACACCGACTTCATCACCGTTAGGAAGAACCATTTTCCAGCCTGCGTTTGAGGTGAAACTTAGTTTTGTAAACTTGACATTAATGGTCTGTGCTTCCTCATGGATGCGCTGTTCAACAGTAAAACGTACAGGTTTAAACGCTTCAGAAGCATGTTGAGGGATAGTAACAACCTCAACCCTGTCCGCATTTTTTACCGTGAAGACAGATTGGTTTTCTGTCTGAAGAGGTTGATAAATCAACTTAGAAATTTCATTACGAATAGCTGGGCTTGTTACTAATTTCTGAAGGTCATTTGAGCAGTCAATTCTTTCTCCGTCCACAACAAGCGTAGCGCGATTACTAGCCTCATCAATTATGACCTCTTGAGGTTTGCGTCCCCGGAGCCATTCCAGAACTCCCATTAAGCTTCCCGCGCCAGCACCAGTAGCTGCCGAAAGCCCAAGAAGTTGCAACGTAGAGAGACTTCCTAGTACTGAAACTAAAAGAGTGAATGAACCTTCCTGAATAGCTTTAATACTAACCTGTGGTTCTGCCGCTTCACCATGTAAAATCTTTTCTGCATGTTCTATTAGCCCACTCAGCGAGGTGAGAGCCTCCCCCAAAGTTTTCGCATCAATTTCATTGTTTGAGTATGCTTCTCCGGCATACGCGATTTCAAGCTCAGTAACCTGCTGCGCCGTCATTAAAACCCCTTAATTTGTGTGTAAATGCGGCTAAGATATCTCAAATAAATATATTGTCACCCTGATTATTTATTCAATATTCCTTAAGACATAAATCTTTAAAAAAAGATTATTTTTTCACCATTGTCATTTTTATCCTAACAGCCATGCGTTCAGTGTTCAGCCACTTAAGCCAGGCGATATTATGAGTTCAGAAGAACTGTTTGCCCGCAGTTGTTAGCGCCTTCATATCCACCCCCAGCCATTCGCAGGCCCGCTGCATATCTTCAACAGGGACAATCCGCTGGACGTTATCCAGCACCATCACCTTGATGCCCAGTCCTGGCGCTACGTCCATAACGTTTTCTGCGACAACTCCCGATAGCTCTGTCATCAACGCACCTCCGCCGTACCGCGCCGCGTACTTCCCATAATCTGAAATATCCGCAGATTGACCCAGTTCCGGCGGCACTCATCGAAAATATTCGTCGGACGGATACGACATGCCGCACGCGGGATCGTCAGCGTGCGCGGGTTGATTTTCTCCGCGATCCCCTCGCCCGCCAGAGTGATTTTGTAGCGGCGGGAATTCTGCTCATCAACAAACGTCACCAACCGTTCATTGCGCAGGCTGCGCAGCGCGCTGTAGGGATCTGACTCCTGCGTCAGCTGGCGAATCTCCGTAAACGTCAGAGGATGTCCGGCATCGTAAATAGCTCGCAATACTGCGTTTTTCTTTGGTGTTGGATTGTACATATTCAGCCTCAATTAAATATTTTTGCGTGATTTGTTCAGGACGTTGCGGCGTAGCTCGGCGATGATTTCCCGCCCCCGCGCTGGCGAAACAGGCTGATGTTTGGGTTTTTCAATCATCGGGGCCGGTTCTGGAATTTTCTCACCACTGCTGATACGCGCCGCCATGCGCGCCAGCTCGGTTTTTGCATGGGCCGCCAGCTCAGCATCTGTCCAGTTGTTAGCGCGCATATCGCTGTATAGCCCCGTCACGAGCCAGTAATGCGCCGGATTCGTCCAAGGGTAAGCCTCCGGCGCGTCGTAGTAACCGCGTCGGGCGCAGTATGCATGCACCATTGCAACCAGCTCGTCGGCGGCTGGCAGTCCGGCAGCTACGGCGGCACCATCGCGGCACCATGTAACAAACTGCCCAGGCGACGGCCAGAACGGAGATGCGCTGGCGCGGGCAACTTTCATCCCGGCAGAGAGTTGCTCACGGGATCGGATTCCATTTTCGGCAAACGCGGCGATCCACTGCTTCTTGGCTGCGGCTTCGTCAGCCTCTGTGCGCAGGTTAGTTGCGCTGGCAGCGGGGAAAACCTGCTTTAGCTGGCGAAACAGTGCATCAACAAGGCGTTCTGCTTCTCTGTTCACCACGCCCGCCGTGCTGTAGGTCTGCGCCGGTGCATTGCCAGCGATATGCGCCAGGGTGGCGCTGTCACGATTAGCGATCGCCTGCATTAGTCGCGCTGTCATATGAAATCCTCCCAAGATTCGGGGCTGTTCCAGTGTGGCACTGGCTGTTGCGGCGCCGTGGCGCGCTGGCGTGACGGCTGCGCCATTTGCGCAGTCAACGTCAGCCATTTCTCACGAAGCTTCGCAGGACAAAGGATGTTCGTTTGCCAGAAATGGTCAGCATTGGCCCATTTGAAAACTTCGCAGATGTCATAGTGCGTGGCTTCCAATGCAGATCGCATGAGACGTATGTCATTAGCCCAGGCCGCCCAGTTTGGTCCCCGTGCTGCGGGGGCAACCTTCTGAACCTTGCTAAACATCCATTCGGCGGCTTTCAGGTCGTCAGCGGTTCCCCACTTATCGCCCTTTGGTGATTGAATTGCTGCTTCAGGACGAAGTGCAGAAAGATTTTTCTGAGATGAGTCGGAGGATTCGCCAGAATTCTCAGACGATGATCTTTTACTATTGTCTTTTGTAATAGTGTCTTTTGTGTGTCCCCGTTTTGGTGACAACCCTGTCACTGTTTTGGTGACACTTTTTGTCACCGTTTTGGTGACAGTGACACCATCTTGGTGACACTCAGGGATTTGCCATTCCGCAAGGTTTTTGTTGGGGCCAATAGACAGGCCATCTTTTATCAATACTTTCATGGCGATAAGCTCATTTTTGGCCTTATTCACCTTCTGCCTTGGCAGCCTGGTCAACTGACTTAACTGGCTGTCGGTAATACGGTCCACTTTCTTGTTGAAGCCGTATGTTTTCCGGCAAACAGCAAAGGCAACTTTTGCCTGATTCCTCGTCAGGTTGGCGCCTATCAGTTCTTCCAGTAGCTCGTTTGCCAGACGTGTATATCCATTGTCGGTGTCAGCCACGCGCTGCTCCACGGCCCGCAGTTCGGGCCTGATCGGTACTACGTTTTGTGCCGGGTTAGCCATGCGCCCCCCTGCCGCTATTTACATATCCAGTCAGTCCTGGCATAATTTCACCCGTTATTGGTTTTGCATGAACTCGTAACTTGGCTGGACAGTGCTCGCTGCCAGCCACCCCTCATCATGCGACATCCGTTCAAATGCCGCTTTCGTTTCCAGAAACGCTGATACTGCCTCGTTAATCTCTTTGATGATCAGCGCCGGAGCAGCTCCTAGATTTACGGCGTTTACAGCTTTGATCCCTTCTTTCGCCGCACGTGCTGCCAGCAGTATCGGATCGCCCGGCGATTCGATATGCGCACGCCGCTCAGCAGGTAGCGCCGCCAGCGCCGCAGGCTTTAACTGCTCCGCCAGTACGCGGTAGCGTGGCCCATCACACCCGCGCAGAATCCGCCTGACGCGCTGAATGACGTTTTTCAGTGCCAGCTCTGACGTTGCAACAGGCAAAATGTCACCGCCGCCGCTGGCGTGATACTGCTCTGCAATCGCCAGCGCCACGGTTTTCCATCCTGCCGCCAGCGCCCACGCCTCGATCTCATCAGCTACGGCTTCAACCGGCGGACTGATTTTCATGATTCAGTTCCTTCTTACGTTTTGCCCTAATGTATTGGTTGTAAATTTCAGGGTCATATTGCAAAACACCATGAGAGGCCAGCTGTAGCCGCATCGCATTTTTTTCAGGCACTAAATCACCCCAAACGGAAACAGAAGACGCAGCCACGCCAGCAGCCCTTGCCAGCTTGGATTTACTCCCGAAAAACTCAATTGCATCTTTTTTAAACACCTACACACCCTCCTTAGGTTTTCCTAAAAATACTATGTTGTAGGGAATTTTAAGTCAAGAGGCTATTAGAATTACCTAATATGGAAAAAGATAATTTTGGGGCGCGCCTGCTTAGGCGACGCAAAGAGCTAAAACTTTCCCAGGCCGCATTAGGCAAACTGGTGAAAGTCGCGCACGTTACAATCTCGCAATGGGAACGTGGAGAGACTCAGCCCACCGGAGAACGCTTGTTTGCATTAAGTAAGGGCCTGCAATGTACTCCTGCCTGGCTGCTATTCGGCGAGGATACGCAGGAGCCAGGGGAGCCACTACCAGTCGAAGAGCAACGAGAGCTGACTGAAACCCAACTGGAATTGCTGGATTTATTTGATGCGCTCCCTGTCTCTGATCAGCAAGGATTCCTGAATGAGCTTCGGGCCAGAAACGAAAACAACAGTAAGCGCCTCCAAGAACTCCTTGAAGCGGAAAAGCGCAGAAGAAAATCTCAAGGTAAGTAACCCAACTTCTTAGTTAATTATCAATAGCTTGATTCTTCTCGTCTTAAAATTTAGGTTTTTCTACAAAAAACACCTTGTCACAAACCTTCGGTTATTCTAAATTAATCCCATCGACAGCAATCACGGCTCAGTGATTACTCAGCAAATGTTCCGCCAGCCGGGCGTAACGGCACGCTCTTTAACAATTTGGTTTTCTGCCCTTAGTGGGCTTCGGGGTGTGGTGAGGTGTGCTTAAGCAAGCTGCAGCGCCGGTCGACGCAAAGACCAGTAAATCGACTGTGTCACAGCTACTGGTGACCAATACAAAAACAGAGCGGCTGGAAATAAGCGAGTTAGCGCCTCGGTGTCTCATCGCACCACCGAAGCTTATTACAGGAGGAAATATGCAGTTTTACGGAACAACACACCTGCCACGCGACAACGTGCAACCAGGAATGCTGGTACGCCACAAAGGCCGCACATGGCGCGCTTCTGCAAACGTGATGCAGGGGCTGTATCTGGATTCGCTGGCAGTGAAAACGCGGGTTACTGATGAGCTGATCGAGGTCTGTCTTGATCATCGCGGGCAACCCGCAACGCATTAAGAAAAAACCCGCCGAAGCGGGTCTTTAATCCGGCTGACCGTCGAAAGCAAGCCGGAACAACGCCAGGCGGCATTGCACAGAGCCTGGATATTACAACCAGTTTCAGGAAATCGCAAATGAACGCATACATGATTCAGGAGCGCCATAAAGAACAGTTGGACGCTGGCGAACAGGCCGAAGCTCAGCGCATGGCGCGCATTGATAGCCTGGCGGCAGACATTGCCGACAAATACCCGGAAACGGCGACAGAGTTTGCAGCGATGCATAACCTGCCGATCGAGCAACGTCTGTTTATGCGCAGCGACAAAGCCCAGGACGCATACGCTGAATTTGTTGACCAGCTGGCGCGCCTGCAAGCGGAGGAACTCGACAGCCTCATTCAGATCGGGTTCATGGAGGCCGTCTGATGGAGCCAGGCGTTTACTTCAACCTCAGCAACGCTGATTACCACGCCGGGTCCGGCGTGAGTAAATCGCAGCTGGACATGGTGGCGCTTAGTCCGGCGCTACTGCGGTGGCAGGAATCCGCGCCGGTGGATGAAGAAAAATTACAGGCGCTGGACATGGGCACAGCCCTTCACTGCCTGTTGCTGGAGCCTGACGAGTTTGATAAGCGCTTCATCGTGGCACCAACATTCAACCGGCGAACCACAGCGGGTAAAGCGGCTGAAGCTGAGTTTCTTACTGAGTGTAGGGGCATGGGCATGACTGTCATGGATGCCGAACAGGGACGGAAGCTGAAACTGATGCGCGACAGCGCACTCGCCCATCCCGCGGCGCGCTGGCTGCTCGAGGCTGAGGGGCATTGTGAAGCATCGCTTTACTGGAACGATGACGAGACAGGCGAACTGTGCCGCATCCGGCCTGACAAATTCCTGAAATGGCAGCCTGTGGTTATTGATGTGAAGAAAGTGGCTGACATGGCCCGCTTTGCGACACACGTCGCCGAGTTCCGCTATCACGTCCAGGACGCGTTCTATCGCGAAGGTTTTCAGCAGCAACGCACTACGCCGAATATCCTCTTTTCGTTTTTATCGCGGTTAGCGAGTCGATCGATTGTGGTCGCTACCCCGTCCGTGTATTCCAGCTCAGCGAAGACGACGTGGCCGCAGGCTATGACGCGTTCCGGCGCGATCTGCGCGCTTACCACGAGTGCCGCGAAACGGATAACTGGGGAGGCATTGAAGAGATTACGCGCCCGGAATGGGCCAAAAGAAAGGATCTGTTATGAGCAATGAAATTATCCAGGCGCCGGTTAATGAGGCTGACACCAAAGCAGCCATTTTCAGCCCGACCGGCCTGCAAAAGCTGCATGCGTTCGCCGAGGTCATGGCAATGGGCAAAGCTACCGTACCAGCACACCTGTCCGGTAAACCGGCTGACTGTCTGGCAGTAGCACTACAGGCAGCACAATGGGGCATGAATCCCTACGCTGTGGCGCAAAAAACACATCTGGTTAACGGCACCCTGGGCTATGAGGCACAGCTGGTAAACGCAGTGATCACCAGTTCTACCGCCGTCCAGGGCCGCTTTAAATACGAATACGGCGGGCCGTGGGATAAATTTCGCCCCGGCGAAAAAAACCCGGCAGCAGAAAAAGGGCTGTGCGTCCGCGTTGGCGCGGTGCTGCGCGGCGAAACAGAGATTACCTGGGGCGAGCCTCTGTATATGGAGTTCGTTACAACGCGCAATTCACCACTCTGGAAAACGGCGCCGAAACAGCAACTAGCGTATCTGGCCGTCAAATACTGGGCGCGCCTCTACTGCCCTGACGTGATCCTGGGCGTCTATACCCCGGACGAATTCGAGCCTTCACAGCGCGCTGAACGCGACGTCACCCCGGCACGTTCCCGGCAGGAATTAAACAACCTGATCAACAGCAAACCGCAGCCGGAACACGAAATTAACGCAGAAGCCAGCCCACCGCAGCGCACGCCGGACGAATTACTGGCTGATTTCACTGAGGCAGCAAGCAAAGCCAAAGATGTCGCGGAGCTGGATAAGTGCTACCGCTACGCGGCCCGGCTGCTGGCAGCGGATACAGAACGCCTGAGCGCGGCGACAGACGTTTACCAGATCCGCAAAGATGAAATGCAGGGGGCGGTGTGAACCACAGCAAAGACGCAATCCGGGTCGGGCGCATCGCCCTTCCCTACAGTCGCAAGGAACGCGGCTGGGTAACGCCATCGGGAAAAGTTATTCGCAATCCTCTTCGGGCTCAGCGAGCGGCAGAACTAATCAACGACGTAGTGAACAGACCAAGGAGATAAACGTGGCTGATTATGGAGGCAGTAACACCCCCATAGAACAACGCGACTGCTGGCGCACGCCACCGGAGATATTTGCAGCGCTGAATGCAGAATTCAACTTCCAGCTTGACGCAGCGGCCAGCGAACATAACACGCTCTGCCCGTTTTTCATCACCGAACAACAGAATGCCCTGACAACAGACTGGTCTGCGGCAATGGCCTATGGCGGCGGGTATGTGTGGCTCAATCCACCATATAGCGACATCGGCCCATTTGTCCGTAAAGCGGCTGACGAAAAAACGTTTGCGGGCCTGGGTTGCGTGATGCTCGTTCCGTCCGATCCGTCAGTCGGCTGGTTCAAGGAGGCAGAGGAAACGGCCAGCGAAATCAGACTAATTACCGGCGGCAGGCTGGCATTCGTTAACCCGATTACAGGTAAGCCGGTTGGCGGCAACAGCAAAGGCTCATGCCTGCTGATCTGGCATCCGTGGCCACGTACTCACTGCCGCATTTCGACAGTACGCCGCGATGCCCTGATGTCGTACGGCACCAAATTATTAGCCAGCAAGGAACACGCCGCGTGACGCCCGAAACAGCAAACGCGCTGCGACAGGAGAAATTATGGAATTGATGATTGGAATAACGATCGGGCTGTTTATCGGCATGGCGTCAGGTGTAGCAGCAGTGATTTTGATTGCAATGGCAGGCAATGAACTGAAGGGACAACAGCAATGACTGACATTACAGAATTAACAAAACGTATGCGCGAAGCGGCAGAGAAATGCATTGAGCAGGAGCCGTTAAAACTCGTCGAATATCACGGAAAATTATATCTGCGCAATAAATCCGGTATTGTTTTTACAGTGTCCTGTGATGCGTCAAATCCCGATTTCACAGCTGAAAATGAAAATTACGCACGATTAGCTGAATCGGTTAGCGCAAATAACGCTATCGCGCTACTCGACGCCCTGTCGCAACGTGACGCGCAGATAGCTGAATTACGCGAGCAGATAGCAGAGTTGCGCGAGCAAGAGATTAAACCCGCTGGAATGCAATTCATTACTGAGGCTATCGGCGCTCATGGCTATATCGTGGGATGCATGCGGCAAAACAGACCTGATTTAGCCCTGGAAGAATCATTGAAGTGGGTGAAGGTATTCGGGCAAGCCGCTGAGCTGATGGAGGGGAAATGATGGCTAAACGCATAAGTAATCGAATTGCCCGCCGTACGCTCGGAATGACGCACTGGCACAGTAATACACGAATCATGACGCGCTCAGGTGCATTAGTGCAGGTTCACGCATCTCGTCGGCAGGCCAGGCGTAATATCCGCGAATGCGAAATATTAAACGCATGGACTGGACTCATTGAAAGCGCCAGGGAGGGGAAATGATGGACATTCAGAATTTAATCAAGCACGAAATTGGCGATTTTTTTGCGGGATTCGGTGGGCTGGGTGAGCCGGATATTTATAACGGTGATGCACAGCGCGAACTGACACGGCGAATTTTGCCTATCGTTGCAGAGCTACAGCAGCGAGTCGAGAAAGCCGAGACGACGCTGACAGAGCTGGCGCAGCAGGAGCCGGTTGCAGTACCTGACCACATCACGTATGTGAAAAATTTAGACATGGGCCTGGGGTGGGCTAATGATGACAACTCGCCGATATCCCACACTGCGAGAATTCTAGCGACTGAACTAAAATTCTGGCGCAGCAAGCCGCTATTCACCCGCCCCGCGCCGCCAGCGCCGTTTGTTGTGAGGTTGTCGGAACACGGGTTTATGTCCAACGGCAATCCAGGCTGGGAATGTAATGATGTGCGTGCGGCAATCAAAGCAGCTGGCGGAGAGGTGGCAGAATGAAAATGACCAATGAGAAACGACAGGCGCTGATTAAACAGCTACAGGGTTATATCGATAACATAGATGATGGGTATGATGTTTTTGTTCCGCAAAGTGAATTCAGGCATATTGCAAAAATCGCCCTGGCTGCGTTAACCGCTGAGCCGGTGAAGGTGCCGGATGATAATCTGGCACGACAGACGTTTGAGAAGCACGTCAGAACCCATTATCAGTATCCAATGCTGGAACGTCACCCAGAAGGAGATGATCTGAGGGCTGGTGAATACAGAGAGATAGATCGGCAAAGGGAATGGGAAGGCTGGCTTTTGTCGTGGAGCGCCTGCCGCGCTGAAGTGCTGAGGCTAAATAAAGCGCGGTCATAACGGATAGTGATATTTAAAATTCAGTTTAGATATGCGGCCAGTGTTAAAATGCTGGCCGGTCGTGAGGTGAATAATGCAGATAACTCTGACTGAATGGGCGGATAACCATTACACAACTCCGCCTAATATAAATACCCTGCGGCGCTGGGCGCGAAACGGTAATTTTTATCCACCACCGGAAAAACACGGGAGACAATATTATATAGACCCGAATGCAATTTACGTAAAACCCAATGATTTAATGCTGGGAATGAAAATAAAAAAATCTCAAAGCGATTTACCAGCAAAAAATGACTTTATGAGAAAAGTGATTCGTGACACGGAAAAGAAAGTACGACGCCAATCTGCCTAAAAATCTGACGTACAGAAAGCAACGGAATGCTTTCTATTGGCGCAATCCGGTTACCGGGAAAGAAATTTCTCTAGGAAATTTAGCTCGTAGAGATGCGATTGCTCAGGCGATAGAGGCAAATCATTACATTGAGCAAAATTACTCCCCTGTCGCATTACTGGAAAAAATAAAAAATGAGAAGGATATAATTCTCTGCGAGTGGATAGAGAAATATGATGATTTATTGAACCGGCGAAATCTTGCAAATAACACGTATAAAATACGAAGAAATCAGCTAAAGACTATCAATGAAAAAATGGGACATTTGGCTCTGAAAGAAATTACGACGCGTCACATAGCTGAGTTCCTGGAAGAGTGGATTATTGCAGATAAAAAAACTATGGCTGGCGGTCTACGTTCAACGCTATCTGACATGTTCCGCGAAGCTGTTGTGGCGGGCCATATAGTAAGCAACCCTGTTACCCCCACAAGGGCCCCTAAAATCACAGTGCAGCGTTCGCGGTTAATCAATTTTGCACAATACCAGACTATACGTGCAGCAGCTATACAGCAGCCCCGCTGGTTTGTGTTAGCTATGGATTTAGCTCTGGTAACCGGCCAGCGCCGGGAGGATATTGTTAACATGCGATTCAGTGATATCCGTGAAAATCATTTGTACGTTGAACAGGGAAAAACGGGGGAGCGGATAGCGATCCCGCTGGCGTTGAAACTGAAACAGGCTGGCTTAACGCTAAGCGAAATCATTGAACGCTGCCGCACTATCAGGAAATCTGATTTTCTAATCAGCACCGGCATTCGAAAGAACAGCCCGGACGGTGCGATGCATCCTGATAATTTAACGAAGCGGTTTGCTGATGCTCGCAAAGAGGCTGGTATTGTATCGGACACTCCACCTACGTTTCATGAAATCCGAAGCCTGGCCGGGCGCATGTACGAAGCTGAATATGGTAAGGCGTTTGCTCAGCAGTTGCTGGGGCATAAATCGGAGAAAATGACGGCTAAATATCTTGATTTACGCGATGACAGTTTTACTTTAATAACGCCACCGGAGAAAAAGACCGGATATTGAAATTCGGACATATTTCGGACATTTTCGGACGGGTGGCGCATAACATATTGATTTTAAAAGAAAACAAAAAAAGACCGAATACGAATCCTATATTCGGTCCAGGGAAATGGCTCTTGTGAGAGCCGTGCGCTAAAAGTTGGCATTGATGCAGGCGATGTCGCCTTGCCTTATAAAGCATAGAACAGGCGCACGTTTTTTCCAGCCGGATGTAGCGAGCGGCAAAGAAGAATTGAACTCTGTGATGCTAACGGCAGAACTTAGCCAGGGCGCTGTCTTTTAGCGCCACCTTTGACTACAGAGAAGCGGCGCGGAACAACCGCGCCAAAACAGATCGCTACGGAGGTTAGTTGCAGAGTTTTTCCGCCCGATCGAGGATAGGTTGCAGGCTGGCTTTTTCACCCGGACGCTGCGGATCGTCATTTTGAATCACTGCAATGGACTGCACCTGGGCCTGTCCTGCCGCCACCTTTTGCTCCGCTTTTTCATTCAGAGGATATTGCATCAGCGTGCTGGGATTAATAGCAAACAGCGCATGATCTTTGGTACAGGTGAGCATCACTTCTTCACGGTTAAACGGCCACTTATCTTTACCGATCTCAAAGCGGCTCACCGTGATCACCTCCGAAGCCGCCAGTGCGCTGCTACAACATCCCAGCGCCAGTGCCAGTCCAATAATTTTCTTCAT